AGAGTATTTACAATCAATGTAATTAACAATTGGGACTAAAACGAGATTATAGCAAAGAAATCTTGCCCACCTACAATGATATTTCCCTTGTGTATGTGACAAAATAGTAAGCAACACTCCAAATAGCAATGAATTTGTAAATAGGTAGTCATATTCAGATATATCTACTCCATTTAATGCGTAAATCAAAACTATCAGCATATATGTATTCAAACCAAATATGCAAAATCTAACTACAAACTTATCCATTTGCTCTATCTTTATTTACTTTAGCTATAACTCTTGCTGTAATAAAGCCTCCAGTACCTTTACCCATCTTAGGCTTAACCGCCTTCTTCGCTTCCACCTTAACCTTTACTTTCCCTTTGCTATTCGCCATAAATTAACCTCCTATAAAAAAAAGAGCCAGCGATAAGCCACCATGAAAAACCTATCGCTAACCCTTTTGCGTAAAAATTTAAACTGTAATAATATGAGAACACAAATCCTGCTCATGGTGAAAAACAACATCTATGAAAACATAGAGGGCAAAAGCGGATTCAAACCGCTGTAAAACACTTTTGCAGAGTGTTGGCTAAATCACTCACCCATTTTGCCCGAATTTCAAAGAAAACCTAGACTATCTTCACAGACCATCTAGGCTAATACTAACAATTATCAACTCTTTAATTCTATGAAGTACATTACAAATGTAATAATTCTTTTTAAGATTCCAACTCTATAAGTGTTAAAATTGCATAATTAGCTAAATCTTTTAAAGAATCAACGTATGTTTCACCTTTTACTTCATTGCTTTTCTTCTGCAAAGACTTGATTCGGTTAATCTTTTCCTGCAAATGAATGATAGAATAGGTCATTCCGTATTCCTCAAACAACTTGGCAAAACTATCTCCGTAGTCCTTATTTTTTGCCTTGTACGTTTCAAGCAATTCACTTGTTATCTGTGAGAATTTTTCTTCTTTTGTCATACTTGTACCTCCTTATCACATATAATAAGTTCGTGAGCATATGGTAAAGATTCAACAAATTTATTGAAATTTCCCCAGTCCTCCTTTAACTTGTGGTTCTTCCGTTGTTTGTATATCGTAGCCAACTGCTCATAGTTCGTAGAAACACGAACGAACAATTCCGCTCCCATAGGACAGTTAGAAATTATACGCATAAACTGATGGTACAAGCAATCTGATTTAGTCTTAGCTTCAATTACTTCTCCGTTTCTCAATTTAAACTCATAACTCCAATCCTCTTCCTCTTTACTTGCCATAATGTTGTATGTATTGACTAAGCCATCCATATATTCAACCATCGGTTGCATTACATACTTATTGCAGCATTTGTCAAAATCCATTTTAGTGATTCTGTGCATAAGAGAACTTGAAGAAACATAATCAAAAAATCCATATCTTTGAAATTGCTTAGTAATATACTGAGTGTATTTCATATCAAAAGACACTCTAATACCTTTCCTAAAGTTGCTATGCCCAGTACCACCGCCACATTTAGCCAGCTTGATAGCACGTTTCAGGCTTTCTTCAAACTCTTCATCCGTGTATTCAGGCATTTCCAATCTCATTGCATTTCTACTTGCTATGACGCTCTCTTTAAGGTCATATACTTTTACGTTAGAAAATTCTAGCATCTGTTCCCATATTTAATTATCCAACCGTTCTGTCATTCTTATCTCCGAGCAAAACTTGATTCGCCAATTCTATGTTGTTCTCAAATTCTGCGTTCTCTTTATGAGTTTCTTCCTGCAAAGGAATGTTCTTACATCTATCCAAAAACTCTCCGTAACGCTTCATGACATCGTTTGCCAAGTCAGCAAACATCTTAGCATCAGATACTGCAAAAAGTACATACTGCATTAAAATTGTCGTGTAAAGGTATGATGTAGCATAGCCTTCTTTCTGTTCTTCTGTCAAGTTGTCAAAGTTGTCTTTCATATCCAAAAGACCTTCAAGGTGCTGATAAAGTCCCGACATTCTAGGACTGACAAACAGAGAAAATCCACCTTTCGCTTGAAAAGCAATATAGCCCTTACATCTCACAAATCTGATTGAATCGTTGTCATATTCCTTAATCACGTCTTTTTCAGGAATACAGAAGCGCATAGGCTCTACATCCAACTGACCTTTCAAAGACAGTAATTTGTCAATAAGAGAAGCCGCAAACTTAGCGTCCTTGCTGTTTGTCTTAATCTGATTTACTACTTCATCAATTTTCGTTTTCAGTTCCTTCTTTTCCATATTCAAAATCTTTAGTAAAGTTTCTTTCGTATTTTCTTTCTTCCAAATAATTAAGGTAATCTCTTATCGCACACTTGATAATACATTTCTTAACCTTGTCACGGTCTGATTTCTTCCGTTCGTCAGTCTTTGCTTCTCCGTTTTCATCCTTAGAAGAAAGATAAGCGGCAACTTCATCAGCTTTGTATTCATGCTTTGCAAGATATTCGATACAGTCAGACTGCTTGCGCAAGTCAGGCATATATCCGTCTTTTAAAAACAAAGTAGGATAAATTTCATCATACTTCATAATAGTAGCAGGATTGCCGAAGTCTTTCATAACTACTGGGTTGTTGCTTCCGTCATTTGCAACCACGCAATAGTTTGTACTTCCGTCACATTTCCAAACCTTAGCGACTGCCTTCACCCAAATTCTGTTGTCACCCTCTTTCAAAGGTTCAGGTAATTCATGCTGGTAACATTCATTCAAAACCTTAACCAGCGATTCTTTTTCAATATTTAACTGCATAAAAATACGTTTATTTATTCAATTTAAATCCTACGTTAAACATATAGTACAAATTCTTGTCGTAGTAACCTATACCGCCTCTCAATGTCATGTCATTTCTGAACTTTATACTAGCACCGATATTAGGAGCAAACTTCTCATTCATATACAATACGCCTGCATCTAAATAAAAATCAGTTCGTTTAGGATATATCTCCCTCGTTACAGTATTTGTAATAGTTACAAATTTAGTATTGTTGTAAATATTAATACTATCCAAACTTGGTTTAAATCCACTTACCCATGCTTCATAAAGACTGTCCTTGTAATACTTCTGTGTAATCGGCAATAGTATATTGCCATTTTCGTCACTTTTTACGTAAATGGTATCAACTATCCTTTCCGTAATAAAAATCGGTGTTTTGACCTTATACGTATCTAATTTTACGGAATAAACCGTATCGCTGGTAATCTTCTCTATTACCACCTCCTTTCTGTTGGTTAATGAAACTAACAAAGACACCAACAATACGGCTATCACTATGTATGGAACGTATTTAGTCATTCTTCATTGCATCAATTAAAGCCTTTGATAGCTCAACGTAAGGTTTCAAGTCTGACTTCAATTTACATTCGGGTAGGCTGTTGTACAAGTTGAAAACTTTTTCGTACTCTTTCGACAAATCCTCGCTCATTTTAGGAATACTTAAATCTTTATACAATTCTTCAAATCTATCCCTTACAATAGTCTTGTCTAATTCAATTCTTTCCTTTCTTCTCTTCCGTCTTTCCTTGTTCTTGATACGCTTCATTTCAATCTGATGTTCCAACTCTGCACGTGCCTCATTCAGACTTTCAATTACTGAATCAATTTCATTTACACTTGTGAAGTGGAGTACCATACCTTCATCTTCGTTTTCATAACTTGGAATAAAAAAATCTACTTGTGGTTTCATAAATTATACATGTTTACTTGTTTGACCTTTAATGTTCTTGAACGGAAATTCAACCGCAATATATGGCGCACTTCCGTAAATAATATCCTCGTCTACCTTTATTTTGTCAGTCTGTATCATTTCAACTTCTCGGTTTCTCACGTTGTCCCAATACTTGATAATCTTGCCGCTGATAAACTCAACAAAGCTGTCGTACACATCTCGTCTATCTTTGTCAGAGAATACAACCGTCAGCTTTATATCCGTGCTTTCTCTTGTTACCTTTTCAGGCAAATACACTCTCAACATGTCTGATTCAGCAAATGATTCTGTGTATATATTTTTTACCTCTCCGTAGCTGCTCAATCCTTCAACCTGACAAAATATAAGTCCCTTAAACTTTTCGGTAAGTTCTACTTCCGCTTCCCATCCTTCTTCGTCATTTATGTATCTTGACATATAAAACTTATAGTCCTCATTCATATCTGTCCCTTTCTTTCTTATTGATACGTTTCAAATTTCCGCAATTCCCACTCACAGTTATATCTTCGGGATTTCCATAGCATACGAGAACCATAGAGCCTTCGCCTTTTACATTTATATGACATTTGCCAGTCACATATACATCGCAAATCTTGAAAGAAGAAACATTGATAGCAACATCTGATTCAATGATTCCCATGATAGTAGTGTCAGCTTCTATTTCTCCGTTGTAGTGACAGTACAATTTTGAATTATATCCGTTAAGACTAGCAACATATCCACCGTTGATAAATCGTGCAAATCTGCTGCATATAATATCGGGACTTATGCCCCATCCTTTTGCTATTGTATCACAGATATAGTCAAGACCTTTAGAACCTAAAGCCATATCCATAATCTGCTTGTCACTTTTACATCTGTCCCAAACCTCCGAATACTCGGAACAAAGATTGTGAATCCTTGCGTTTTCTCTGTATTTCTTTAAATCTATTTCCATAAAAATAAAGTTTACTTTTACAAAGATAAGCTATTTGTTTTGAAAATCAAAACATTTCAAATAGTTTTTGGTATTGACTTGAAGATATTTCGTGCCAAAAGGTAATAACACAATCTGCCTCATTTTGGTCTTTCAATACCTCCATCATTCCTAATAACTCAAACTCACCGCTATCTGAATAGCATATTCCGTTGCCAAATCTACCACTAACCATACCATCAACTCTGTAAACGTAATAATAATACTTTCGCATAATTCTGATTTTTACTTTTTACTACTTCCTTTATATCCACTCGCATAAATAGCACGACCTTGCTTTTCAGCCTGCTTTTTAGTGGGATAAACCTTTCCCGATTTGCCCCACTTGTAACCACCTTTTACTTTTCTTACTGGCATAACTTCAAGCTTTTTAAAAAATCAATTAACTCCTGACATTCTCCGTCACAACTTTTCTTTCCCTTGATACATTTCCCCTTCTCATAGTAAGGACATGTAATCTTTCCAAATTTTACATAACTTTCTTTCATACTAAAATGGTATTTCTCCTTTTTCTATCGTATAACCAAAAGGTAAATTACTACTTGCATTGTCAAACTGTTGTTGGAATTTCTCTAAGTCAGACTGCGGCTGCTCGTAGGTCAGTGAATGCTGGACTGGCTCTTCTTCCCAACCGTAGTGAATATCCTCACTTTCTGTATTTTTAAATCTTCTTGTAGGTATTTCATAGTACATTCCAACAAGACAATCCACAACTCCGTACAATCTGTTTTTGCAAATTTCTATGCAGTTGCCAAACATTGAATATTGCTGGACAACCGTATTACCCAAGAACTCTCCACCTGTCTTTAAAAAGTCGTTATTTACTCTGTGTACGATAAACACATTGGAAGCGGCATTGGTTAAATCGGAACTTCCACTAATATCTGTTTTTCTCAAAAAAGTAGTAACCTTTCTTGGGTGAGCGACAAGCATGATGTGGATTTTATTCTTTTTTACAAAGTCACAAAGTTGGAGAATTAATTCTTTCTGCTTGTTATTCTTATCCCCCTCAAATATATCAATATCCAAAGAAAATAAGTTATCAAGAATAAACAACTTGACCCCTAACTTGACAAGCTCCTTCATATCATTAAATATCTGTTCCCATTTATTCGTGTATTCATTATTGTAAAGAAAAAACTTTCCATCCATCCAATAGTCTATCTTTTGAGAAACATATTCAGGAACATAATATTTACCCTCATCTTTTTTACTCGGTTGAATATATTTATTCCCTGCTGCGCTTAAAGAAATCCAAGTCTTTAATACATCAGGTCTTAACTCACCACTCCATAAAGCTACCTTGAAATTCTGCTGTATAACATTCAAGATAAGATTGTTTATCCATGAAGATTTCCCCGAAGAGTTACTGCCCGATATAATTGTTATTTCTCCCTCATAAAGACCTACAATCTTCTTATCAAGTTCAGTATATCCTGTCTTTATGTGCATAAGACTTGATAAATCCACCTTCTTAATATCAGACATGCTAAACCACTTCTTACCCAATTCAGGGCTTTCCTCTTTTATTTCATATTTTTTCTTTTGAGGCTGCATATACCTGCCTTGCGGCTGCATATATTGTTGTGGTGGTCTATTCTCATAATCGTATGCGTGCGGGTCATAATGCAGTCTAAAAGCCTTCCAATCATAAGAGGAACAGCTATTGTGGAGGCACTTAAAACCTATCGCTCCGTCAGAGCTGAGAAATAAAGCACTATCTGGGGCTTTATGAGAAGAATCAAAAGGGCACTCTTTAAGAATAAACTTTGTACCACCATTGCCATAAGGTAACTCTTTAGCAATTTCTATATTATGTTCTTGGATAAACTTTCTTAAATCAAATTGTTCATTCGCATTATTGTTATATGTTTTCTTAAATTTATACTGCCTTTCATGCCTTATCTCATATTTAGAGTTAAATTCAGAAACCTTTTCAATACCCATTCTATCAAAGGAATCGGGGAAAGATAAAATTTTAGACATTCTGTGTGGTCTTTCTTCTGAGTTCCTACCCTTTCTACCAAAAGTACCATACAGACGCATAATTCTATTAGCATCACCTACAACCTTATCAATCTTTACCCTTTCATCTGTAAAATAATCTCCCAATACTGCATAAAACTTTTCTATAACAGCCTTTACTTCTTGTGTGTTGTCAGCATCAAGTGGATAGTATATATGATACCCCGAAGATGAATCACATACTATGGGTGTTGGGAATCCTGCTTTTTGTAGGAATTTATATACTTCACCAGCTTTTTTATGAGCATATTGTTTCTCTTCATCGGAGGAACTTACGTCTGTCGGTCTTTCAACATCAATATCTATCGGTAGCCACCATCTATGAGAAATATCGTTTCCCGAAGTAGCACTACCTTGTACTTGTTGAAATCTATTAAATTGCACTCTACTTGAACAAGCATCTTTTACTTGATTAACCGTAAAGTAAATTTGGTATTTGTCATACTGAGGAAGTGTTTTAATAGCTTCCTCAATATCATAAAAATATCCGCTTATAGTAGGCTTTGAAAGTATTCGTATCTCAAACAACTCATTGTTTGGTTTGAATAATCTATGCCATTTTCTTATCTCATCTAAATCCATACACTACACTCTTTCTAATATGTAACCTTTATAATCTCTATTCCTCCTAAAAGAACCATATACCGAACTTGCTATTAAGTTGTATTTATTAGAAAAATCTAAAATAGAATCGAAAAACCCTAAAAACTCATTTCCCTTATAAACCTTAATCTTAATCTTCTTATTTTTAGATAAGGTATCAGACCTCATTCTTCTTAATTTGGGATATTTATCATAGCTATTTTTAGTAGCTATGCTTTTGTTCTCTTTAGCCATAGGAAAACTTGCGTTTTCTTTAACTGTACACCATCTTAAATTCTCTACTCGGTTATCATCTCGTATGGAATTTATATGGTCTATACTATCTTTCCCTTCTATTTTAGGGATAAATGCTTCTGCTACTATCCTATGAACCTTACACAGCTTATTCTTTTCACTGTCGGCATCTCTTAAGTGTACAGTTAAATATCCATCTTTATCATACCTTTGAAAAAGTATTTTTCCTTTGATATTCTTTCCGTTCCTCATCTTACCTTTGACATGTCTATCCAAAGAACGTACTCTTCCTAAATTAGATACTTTATAAATTCCTTCCCATCCTACCACATCTTTCCAAATCTCTTCCATTTATTGCACCTCCCATTTCTTTGTTTGCGTATTCCATTTGTATCTTATACCACCTTTCATTACCATAGCAGAGGACGGTCTGTTTTCGGCAGTGTACCCATCAAAAAGCATGTCAATATCATACATTGAGATGTAACATTTAACTTGTTCGTTCCAATGTAGATTAAAACCATCTAACTGCGGTCTATATTCCATCTTCATATCATCAGTATCACCATTCATAATACTTTCATAAATCTTTTGTTGCTCAAATGTAGTATGCAAATCACCGTTATAAATCATATTAAACTTATCCTTAGTATTTGCTAACAACCATGAAAGACTTGCTTTCCAAGTCTTACCTTTTTCCCTACCCTTATAAAAGTCAGGTAATGAATTACACAAAAGTATTACTTTTTTAACATCTTCCAAAGAATACCCTTTTTTTATAAGTTTTGCAAGTTTATCCTCAATGTCAGCTGTTTGTTTTCTAACTTTAGAAAAATCAGAAGTCTGCGTATTCCAAAACTGAATAATTTCCTTAGTTGCATCTTTCTTAGAAAAAGATTTATCTTTTTCTTCTTTATTGTTACTTGTATTATTACATTTATTAAGTATGTATTCATCTTCGTTCAAGCTGTTTATTCTTTCTTGATTATCCTGCTTATTCTTTTGTGAATAGTCTGACTTATCATAAGAAAATGCTGTTTTAATGAAACGTCTTCTTCCGTCAAATGAAGTTTTAATAACATACCCCTTACTGATTAGAGAAGATAATATTCTATTTGCAGAATTTTCTGTAACTCCAAGCAGCTTCGCTATATATTCGTTTGAGAAATAGCAATCTTTTTCCTTTGAAGTAAAGCTGTCTATTTCTAAAAATAAGATTTTCTCATTCCATGTCAATTCTTTGCTTTCCCATATTTCGATAGGAATCCAAATTCCTTTAGTCTGCCTCTCCATATTCAACCTCCTTATCGTATTTTTCTAACATATTATGGAAATTATGCTCAACTAAATCACGTACATCTACACGGTGACGTGAAGCTGATAAAATATCACTAAAGTATTGAACTCCATATATTCCTTCTTTTAAGAAATCAACAGCAGATTTATCATCAAAATCCACATCCATCGTTCCTGATTTTGCAACTTGTGTTAGTTTAGATAATAAAGAATTAAGTAATTCCCTTGAATATCCTTCTTCTGCAAAGGTGTTTTTTAATTCATTAAAGATTTCATAGGTTTCTTTTTTTTGCATCTCCTTCAAATTCGTGACATCTTTTACATAAAGTAACAAGTTCTTCATTTTTATATTCCCAAGGTTTAGCTCCTTTTCTATATAACAAATGGTGCACCTGCAATTCCTTGTCTTCTCTAAGACAATGCTGACATCTGAATCCGTCACGTTGCATTACTTCAAGTCTTTTCTTTTGCCACCTCGGGTCTTTTAGCATTTCTGCGTAGGTTAACTTTTCTTTTTTCATACTTGTTCCTTATTTATTTCCTGTTCCTTTAAAATAAATAGTGCGGAAGGGGAAGGAACAAGATAAACCCCTCATTCGTGGGTTAATTACTCCCACTACCGCACTACTTTAAACATTACCGCAAATATAATGAATATTTTTGAGAAATCAAACATCTATATCGAATTGTTTTTCATCCCTTTTATCCATTTTATCAATGATTGATGAAGCTACTTCAATGCCATATCTTTCACCGTCTTTTATCGGCAACCAATTATAGTAAACTCCGCTATTTTCGTGATAAACAGGTATTCCATAATCAGATAAAACCTTTCCGTCAAGTCCTTTGAACTTTTCTTTCCATTGCTTTACAAATTTCTTTCCGGCTTTAGTCCTCTTGTTTGGTTTAAAGTATGTATGTCCGTATGCCCTATATGGAGTAACATTTTTAAGACTTGTTATATCTGCAAAACGTATAGTATCTTCTGCCCATACACAAGTTATTCCGAAGTACCAATAATATCCGAAGTTTATAGGTTTAGCATAAGTAAACTTCTCAACCATTTCTATTACTTCTGTTTTCTCACGTTCCATCTGCTCGTAAAATCCTTTCAAGACAGATTCAAGTTCTGTATTTTGTTTGGCAAATATTTTCATAATCAATCCTCCATTTCACTTAAAACAAATCCGACAGCAGACATACATCCGAAAAACGCTAAGAAGGCATATACAAATCTAGTAAATCTTTCTACATTTGGAATCCAATTAACTTCCCAATTACAAAAAGCAAAGAAGAAGTATATAACAGCTTCAACAAATATAATAAAAACTATCGCTATTAATATTTTCTTTATAGGAATCATTTTGTTTCCTTTCTTCTTTGTTTAATCAACTTCCTAATGCCATCAACTCCTTTTTGGAACACAACCGTCTTTAGGTTTATACAAATATCCCCGCTTGGTTTAGTGTATTTGCTTTCGATAATCCTGAACCATCCCATATCAACGTATGACTGATACGGCTGATTATTCTGCATAAGCACTTTGTTGTTCCTTAAAAACTCAAATAGCTTGTTTCTACCCATACCCATATTGATAACCTTTGCTACAGCTTGCATATCAATAGCATCTTTGCTATCCACTACATCATCATAAAATTCAGCTTTAGGTCTTTGCACCTCAATAAGTTTCTGTTGCTCTTCAATCTTTTCTTGTTGTTCGGCTGCTAGCCTTAACGCTTCGGCAAAGGTTGTTGGAACTTGGAGTTTTTGCTTCTCTTTCATTTCTAGCTCTTCCCAACGATTGATAATTTTTTCACGAAGAACTGCGTCATATCCACTTGCAAGGATAAGGCATCCTTTCTTTGTAAGCACATACATTGGTCTGTTTTCTCCTTTAGCGTCTTTGTATTCAACCAATCCAAAATTGGATTCGTTTACACCTTGTTCAAGCAGTCCTCTAATATCACGCATCACATGTGCATGTTGCTTACCTGTAATCTCTGCAATCTCTTTACTTGTTATTGTTTCTTTTGATACTAATTCGTTCATTCTTTTCCCTCCTCTTTTTTAGGTTCTACAATAAACATCATACCGCCAATTTCTACGGTTTCATACATTCCTTTCTTAATTCGGTCGTAAATAGTCTTAGTAACTACTCTTTCCTCAAAAGCCTTGTCTTTAATAGACTTTAATCGGCTCAAATACTGTTTTACTTCTTCTGTCATAGCTTTATGTTTTAATTACAATACAAATGTAAGTGTTTTATAGTTATAATACAAACTTATTACGTTAAATAACATTAAAATAGGCGATATTTCTACCGCCTATCCTAATTACAAACTTTTAAGTACCTTTTCAACTTCCTCTTTCAGCTCTTTTAAGTCTTTCACGTTTATATACATATAGTTTGACAGATGCTGACAAGTTGTTATCTCGTAAGTTACATCGTCTATCTGCTGGATTGCTATATGTTTTACTACTTCTCCTTTGCCACAATGTATGCTCATAACTTACATCTTTAAATAAAATCACTAAACACCGCAAACCTAAGACTGTCTACTTCAAAGTCAGTTTCTTTGCCAGCATCTATACCGAATAACTCCTTGCATCTTAAAATATCTTTTTTACAATAACAAGAGTCATCGTATCCGCTTTCCTCTCTATAACTCTTTGAAGTCCATCTATTCCGAGGATGTTCATTATGCTCCTTTACAAACTTCCAAAAATCATCATAGGATATTTTCTCTGCGTACTCATCCTCAATCCATGTGTTTGGTTCGGATAAAAATGCTTCAAGTGATTTTCTGTTCGGCTGATAATACTTTCCCCAGTTATGGTCGAAGTTTACTTGCCATCCACAAGAGGATTTACAGATATGCACTTCACTTTTGTTTTTAATCTCTTCAAGTTCTTCCGTAAGTATATAATCCCCGCCTCTAACATCCAAAACTTCATCAAGTTTCTTGTGCAATTTTTCTCTATCCTCTTTTGAGATAGTTTTCATTCTGTAATAATTTGTTCCCATATCATTCCTCCCATCCTCCTGTTGTGCCTATTAGATGGGCGGTATTTTCGTTGTAAGGTAAACACGTGCTATAACTTCTTGCAGAACATACATAATTCCCGTTACGATATTCAGGTTTATAATGGCTAAATAAATCGTATCTCCATTCACCTCTTCCGTCAATCCCAATTACAGGTTGTCCTGCTTTAAATTTACATTCCGGCTTTACTTCAATATTAAAGAAATGCTTCAAGTATTCTTTGGCTTTAGGTTCTTTACTTTCTTTAAGTGCATCAATGAGTGTTTGTTTTTCTTCTTCGGTAGCTTTTCTTATCCATTCTCCCGAAGTAGTATAACTGTCATACTTTATAACCCCATCTGTATTGCTATTGCTTTTTGTTATTAATATTACATAGTCACTTGTACGTACACCATCAGCAGAAGTATTTACAGATTTTATAATACTTATCCAACTACTGCTTTCGTTATGTTCTTCCCATCCGCACGCTACAACATCCCCATCTTTAAAAGTCATGTATTCGGGGATTTCAAGCATAAATACAGGGTTTTTATCTAATTTATCTTCTCTGTCTAAATAGATAATACCCTCATCGTTAAATACTGAATAAACCTCTTTTCCTTCCCCCCTCTCTGAAATAGCGACATTGAATTTCCCTTTACTGCTAAGAAAATTAAAATCCACTATTCTTACAGAGCATTTATAATAATCATCAAATATTCTACCTTCTATCTCACCGTTTGTAATTTTCTTTGCCATTTCTACCTCAAACGGCACTTTTACTAATTTCTGTTCCATAATCATACAAAGTTTAAATGTTTAAACCAATTTTCAATAAAAATGACGGTTTAACCATCCAACCGACAAGGATTTGTTATTAACAAAGCAATTCTACACTGCAAATATAGGTATTTATAAAGTAAAAACAAATAAAATACCAAAATATTTTTAATCGTTCAGAAGCATAGGCATCAGAAGCAACAGTTTATGACTGTTTTCATCATCTTCCTTGAACAATCCCGCCCTTGAAGATTCGGAAAGCTCAATATTTACGTATTCCGTGCCTATACAACCCAATACTGCAAGCAATTTCTCTGCATGGAAGCCGATAACAATGCTTCCGTTAGCCTCAACAAGCATATTTTCAACAGATTTGATGTTGAAATCCAAATCCTGCGCACTGACTTCCAAGTTCATGCCTGAAATATTCAGTTTGACAAGACAAGTAGTCTGACTTGCACCAAGTTTGCATCTGTTAATTGCATCAACAAGGTCTTTTTTCAACAATTTTGCGTTTATAGGATTGTTTTTCGGGAAAACGGACTTGAAATTTGGATATTTTGATTCAATGGTTCTCACCAAAACAGAACAATCGTCCGAAGAAAACTTGATGTTCTTAGTACCAATACTTACTTTCACAATATCAGAGTCCTTACATACGTCACATACGGCTTTAAATGCTCCCTTGTTAAGCATAAAGTTGAAATCTTCAAGTTCCGAACTTACAAAATCCGTAAACATGTAGTGACCGTCAGAAGAACATACTCCCAATTCTCCCTTGTCGCAATAGAAATAGATAGCCCCCATTACTGGATGTAACTCATCATTGCCAACAAATACCTGACCGTCTACAATCCAGTTGTTCAGCAAAGCACTATCCATGCTGATACATACCGCATTTTCATCAGGCTGCATCGAAGGAAATTCAGAAGCATCAGAAAGAGGCAAACTTACACTTCCCTTATCATGCTTGACCTCCAAATTCTTGACCTCATCGTCAACCACCAAGTCTATAAATTCACTCTTTATAAGCTTCACGTAAGACAGAAGGCTTTTATAACCTGCACAGAATGAAACCTCACCGTCCGATTCTACACCGAATATACGCTTGCTGATAGCATTTTCATTGTCAGAAGAAACAATAACCATGCTTCCGTTCTTAACCTTAATCTTTACACAATCTAAAATAGGCAAAAACTTTGTTCTGCCAGCAAAAGAGCCTCCTACTAAAAGACCTTTTACAAATTCCGACTTATTAACTCTGATATTCATTTCTTTTCGTTATCTAAATAATGTACAACAATTTTCTTTCCCAAAATAGGACAATCCTGAACAACGTATTCAACCTTTGAAACAGGCTGATACTTTCCTTTCCTTAATCTTCTTTGCCTCATCCAATTCAAGCATTACAAAGTTAAAAATTCCAATCTTGACACCTCTTACTTCTCCTTTGTCAATCCACTTGTAGACTGCCGTCAGGGAAACTCCCTTGTAGTCGGCATACTCTCTTACACTAACCAGTCTTTCTGTTTCTACTACCATATATTTTATTCTTCTGTATCCTCCACTTTTACAAAAATAACATCTGTTTTATCTTCACGGCTTCCTGCGCTACATTCTCCTGCCATATCCTTGCATTCCCATTCGAAGTAACAATCATTACAAGAAATCCCTTTTCCATTTATTTTGTATTTCTCACATTTCAGCTTCACCAATCCGCACTGAAACACTTCTCCTATTTTAAATTCTTTCTTTGCCATAATTATCCCTCCATATTATACAATATCGTTTTTCTTTTAAATTAGGAAAATGCTCTTCTAAAGTTTCCTTTATAAACTTGTCATATTCTTCTTCTGTCATTGGCTTTATATTCCGAAACATTACATTGCCATAGTAAATATCTCCGTCACGGCTATAAACGTGCATTGTTCTTCCCCTAAGCATAGTTAGTCCTCCGTAATATATCCTTCTTCAAAAAACTCTTCATCGTCCGCTCCGCTATCATGCAAGTCGCCACATTCTAAATTATTCAACCTATAACCGTCTGATTGGGTTATTTCTGTGGTTGCATGTTCAAAATCTTCATCAAGATATACCAACAAGGTATTTTGTTTACCAAATATAACGCAACCAGTATCACTTAGTTTCTTAATGTTTCTTGCTATATTCTTAGCAAGTCGAATTTGTTCTTTTGTAAAATTACCTGTTTCTGAATATTTCATAATTCTATGTTTTTAATTTAACACCACAAATTTAAGTATAAAGTTTCAAATCTACAACTAAATTATAATAATTTTAGATAAACGCAATTTATGAACTTTCTCCGACTAATCTATACAAGTTATCATTCAAAGAAAGAAAATCGAAAAATCACGCTTATCTAACAGTAAATTTAAGAAATTAAGCCTTATAATCTATATCAAACTGCTTCTTCATAACCTTTTTCAAGGAATCTATGTCAGAACAGCACCAAGAATTGCATCCGAAGTTCTCATTTGACGGATAAGCCTCAACCATGTCATAGCCACCTGTATCGTATGGATGAGGAGGAACTAACTTCAGTCTGAATACTTCATAGTAGACATCGTGGTATTCCAAACATTCGCATCTGTACAAAATATAAACATCGTTCTTCTCAATCTGAGTGTACTTTACACCCTTCTTTACAAACTCTTTCTCTAATTCTCGGATTTTCATAAATCAATCAGGATAAAATGTGTAACAATTCTTAAAATTCTTTCTCACAATCTCCATGCTATTCTCACCATGCCAATTCGGTACATAATTGCAGATAGCAAAGACTTTTTCTTTCGGATAATCCACGGTTTTTATAAATTCACCCGTAGTCATTCGGTAAATATCACAGTTAGGAGGACAGAACATTCCGTTTTCTTCGGGAATATCACTTATAGGGTTGACAGCAATGTACTTCTTGTGCCTTGTTAAGAGGATTTACCCCATCATTGTTTGCAGCTTCTATGTAATTGAATACGTTTTTATACAAACGCTGCCCAGTATCTTCTCTCAAAGATGAAATTTGTTTGTTCATAAAATAACTCATGTAATCTGTCTTTTTACACAAGACAAACACAAACTCGCAAATCCTTGTCAGCTTGTTAGGACTAACATTGTTGGGTAAAGCAGAGCTTTTCTTCCATACAATACAATCAGCTATCATAAAGTTAGTCTTTCTGCAAACATCAGCTATACAAGTCCACATCTGTGTAGGATTTTCAGTGCCATAGCTAATATTATACAAAACAACTCCATTTTCCTTTAATATCCCATCATATCCGTTAAATAAATCAACGGTAAAAGAATCATATTCATCATTTGTCTTTGATTCAGAATACTCATCATACCTCCCTTCGTGATTATTTCTCGCCCTTTCGCTTTTCAAGTTCCTACCTGTGTTATACGGAGGACTTGTAACTATCAAATCAACATTTACACCCTCTTCTTTCATTCTTTTCATGGTAAGAAGACAGTCTTCGTTAAAAATAACATTCTTAAATTCCATACAAATTAATTTTAGTGAAACGTAAATTTTCAATTTTTAGAGGATAAGACTATAACTTGTACCAATTTCAAAAGAAAATCGGAAAAATCGGCTTATAAGAAAGCAAATTTTAGAAGTATAGCCTTATTCTTGATGCAAAGATAGTGAGAAAATTGAGAAAACCAATGTTTATAGGGTAAATTTTGGGAAAAAAATTTTTTCAGAATCTATATTTTTAGAATTTATAGGAAAAGTGTATATTTTTTTATAATAAAAATTTTCGGATTCCCTAACTCCCGCTCTGAGGGTAAAAATCAGCACCCGCCCCGCTAGGGGGTATCTTTCGGGTACGATTCAAGGGTACAAAGGAATACCCCGTCTAAACATGTTTATTTGCGCTAGATTCAACGAACGCAAACAAAGTGATACAATATATCAGCACGAAGAAAGAACACGTCTAACATTGGCTGCAAATAAACAATACGAACGTATCGTTTGCTTGCAGATATTTTCCAATGGAAAGTAATTTGTCAACATAAAGTTTCAAGCCTGATAAAAAGTTTACACAAGAAATATTTTCCAATAGAAAGCGCTTGTGTAAAGAAAATTCGCAAAGTTCCGAATCATTATTCAGTTGCCGGTTCTTCGTTCATTTCGCTTTTTCGCTGTTTGTATTTATTAAGTATTAAGTATTAATACAAGTATTTACTTTTTATACTTTTATAAATTATTTATTATTGATATATTTTACTTTTTGTATTCATTACAATTTTATACTTTACTCATTTCTTATTTAATTTCACAAACAACGTTTTATATATTCCTATTTTTGTAAACTTGTAATAATTACAACTTTGTTTTTATATTTATTTTAGTTGTTTATACAATAGTCAAACATTTAACTAATATTTCTTTGTTCGTAAAAATACAAACAATATACATATATAAAGGATATTCCTACATACATACTTATTATACTAATATAATATACTATTACATTACATTCCACAGTATATTATACAAGTCCTCTTTAAACAAATGTTAAAAACACAGATCTCTGAGAAATATTTTACAAATATATTTGTAGATATAAATATTATTCGTACCTTTGTAGTGTAATCAAAAACGGAGATGCTTCGAGTAAGTGACAAAGTTAAGATTGCTAAGCGTTATGATTAATTAACGCCAACGTTTCGGAGACGTATAAAGCCGTCGCAATGTCAGCGGGTAAGGTAGGCAGGCGCAAAGTGAGCGCGGCAAATATGAATAGTATTTGCGTTTAAAATTAAACCTTTTTCTTAGTTATTCACGTATTAAATGCAAAGTATATGACAAAAAGAGAATTAATTGAGATTCTTGAAAATGTAGACGATGACGCTATTATACTATTCGGAAATAATAACTATTCTAACAATATAGCTACAAACGTCTATGTTAAGGAAAGAACCGAAACAGAAGAAAGCGAAATATTAATTACAAATAATTTCGTTACGCGAGAAAATCCTATTTTCTTTGAGAAAATAACGGATTAATATATATTGTGCAACAAAGAGTTAATGTAGTATGATATTTATATTAATTCTTTGTTGTTGTTTAATGCAGCCTATTAGGCGGTTACAAGCCCGTGAAAATGCAGAGTAAACAAAAGAGTATTCACAATTAAATATTAGTCTTATGAAAGATATGGTAAAAGAAGTTCTTTCTGAACTTTCAGAAAAGCAGATTAAGAGAATTAAGAATACAAGTAAAGAGTACATTTACTTTCATGTATCAGTATTCAACGCTGGTTGTGTTGTTCGTGTGAAATGTAGTAATTTGTACAAGGATATTAATTCTAACACATGGAACGGTTGTGATTTTATGCTTGAAAGTTGGGATGCTGTAGAATGTTTGAACAAATTAAATAAATAGCCCTATGAGAACTCACATATTAATGCTATCCGCTATATTCTTACCAGTTGTCGGCTGTATGTCGAAAGACAAAGTTACATTACTTGTATGCTTGTCTTTACTGGTTATTGCAAGTGTGTTGTTATCTGTTAACTATAAAAAGCTTCAATCATGACAAATGTATATGTAGTTAAGACTTTTACCAAAAAAGGTGGTTTTACTGAAATTAAAGAGAACGGAAAAAGTTTTCTTGTGTGCTCTGTTGCTTTGCCTGAATCTGCTTTTAAGCTATTGTATTCAAGCGCAAAAATAAAGTCTATTGCACTATACAGTGACGGCGCATTTTCGGTTTTAAAGTTCTTTACAACTAAAGAAAGAATCAACAAATAAAGAAAGTTACTAACAATTAACAATATTATATTATGGAAAGATACGATTATTATTCAGCAGTCAAAGAAGATGTTAAAAATGTAGTTGTTAACGAATATAACTATATCGAAGAGTTGAAAAATGATAGAGAAGAGTTCGAACAAAGATTATACGACGAACTTTGGGTAAATGATTCGGTAACGGGCAACGCTTCAGGTAGCTATACTTTTAACGCGTGGCAAGCGGAAGAAAATATTTGTCACAACATGGATTTATTAAAAGAAGCTTGTAACGAGTTCAACACAGATTTAGCCGATATTATTGAAAGTGCGGAAAGTTGTGACGTCACAATACGATGCTATCTGCTGAATCAATCTATTTCGGAAGTGTTAGATGAACTGGAAGAAAAACTACCGGAAGAAGAAACAGAAGAAGAGTAACACACGGTTAGCGCACAAAGATAGGCTTTTTAACCTGATTCAATTTATCAGGGTGCGCACAATTTTTTAACTTACAAAATTATTGACTTATGAAAGCTACAAAAATCACTAAAAAGGAATTTATTTCTTTATTGACATCGAAAGAATCGGCTTTAATCGGTGCATGTTTTTCGAAGCAGGAACTTCACACTAAAACCAGTGAAGCTATTGAAATATTTAAGCCTGATTTTTCGCAAATGGAATTTAGAAAAGTCACAAAAGTACAGACAAATGCGCTGAGGTTCTCTAATGATTCATGGTTATACTTTGACCAAAAAGGGGAAAAGTCGTACTATAGACTAACTGAAAATGTGATATATATGTATGAAATATCCCCCGATGCAGACGGAGAAAGTGTTCATAATATTATTGTGTACTACTTAAGATAATATGCACTTTGAAGCGGATGCAAACTATTTAAGAGAATGCACGAAAAAAGCCAAAGGATATAATATTTCAGGCTTAAATGCTTTTCTGATAAATAGATGATATGAACCTGAATACAAGGCTAAAATAATTTATAAATAACCTAAAAAAAATACTATTATGAAAGATTTATATCAGATTAAACTAGAAGCTACAAATATATTATTAAACGAAAAAGCATCTAAAAAATATAATTTGCTAACAAGAAAAGAAGCATACAAAAGTATTCAAGACGGTTTTTGCGTTTGGGCTTTAAAGAAGAACGCAAACAATAACTATATTAAAGTTATGGAAAATTGGGCAAATAATAAACTGTTATATGTGCAAAAATACGGTTTGTATGCTGATAAACTAAATTTTGAAAACTTTAATTTCAACGTGAACAGATTGCAAGAACATAACGAAAGAATATACTTTATTATTGCAATATCTTATAAAGCTATCGAGGGAAAAACTGAAGAAATAGCAAAAGCAAATAATATTGATTATACGCCTTATAAGATTTATTAATAATACAAACAACTATATATATGAAAACAGAAAAATATAAATACTTTGAGTTAACCTTACAAGATGGTACAAAATATAAGTTAAAACTCCATCTGCTAAACTTACTTTAGAATATGCAAGCAAATTAGCATATCATTGGGCAAAAATTTATAAAGATATTATTATTGATATTGTAGGCTTAAAATAAACCACAAATTTCAACTTTCATACGTTTGTGATATATTTATACTATTTACGTATGAAAGTGGCTTAAAACGTAAATAAAAAAGTAAATAAACGATTTAAATTGTATTGATATATGGAAATTATAATTATATCCGAATTGAAAAACGTTGCACCTAGATTCACGGCTGCAATTTGGCGCAAATATCAGGTTAATGAAACGTTTGCAAGCGCAAAGAAAGCGAAAGTATTTCACAACCTTAGAAATTGTCACTACAAATACATAAAGTACGATTCTTTAGGCAATGAAATAACGGTACGTGAAATTAACAACGCAAAGTTGAATTTATACGGAAACAGAGTGTAACAATATAGCCCGCAAAGGTTTGAAACCTTCCCGTCAGTGTGAGGTCTGAAAGCGGGCACGAAATTTTAATCACTGAACTATATGGAAAAACTAAAATCTTTTTTAAATTCAATATTAGATAGTGAATTTAAAAGAAACACAAACGAAGTGAAACAGTTCTTTTCGCCTGATTTATCAAATTATTTTCTGAATGACTTGATAAATGAATGTAAAAATACGAGTCATTTAAAATGTTATGCAAACGAAAAAGATGGTTTATAAAAGTGCTTTCTTTCAAAGATGTTTGCGGATATTCAGATATAAAAATACATATCACTAGAGGAATATACAAGCGAAACAGAGATTTAAACGGCGTGTTGGTAAATTTATTTTACTGAATTTATGGAAAAGGAATTATTTAACGAGCTACTCGATAGTTTAGAAAAGCTAAAAGAAAAGCAAAAGAAAGAATTATTTAGTGAACTATTTAAGTCTATTCCAGACAAGAATGATTCTTTGTTTGAACTGTGGCTATATGACAATAGCGGAAGTGTTCAGGATTTTTGCAATGAGAACGCCGATTTATCAAGTGTACAAAGTAAGCGTAAATTTCTTTCTGCTTTAGGTTTTGAATCATACAAGACAAAGAGTGAATTTATTGAATATATGAGTGAACTATACGATAATTTGTATTAAACCATGTCCGACAAAGAAAAGCAGATAAAACGAACTATTTTGTTCGGCTACATGTGTGAAATGGAAATGTTTCACGATACATTGACCGCACTAAACGGTTACAACTTTAGTACGCTTCATTCAAAAAAGAAAGCGGAAATAAGGGATGCAATAAGCGACATTCAAAAGCAAATAAATGAGTTATTGACAAAATTAGATTGATTGAATTATGAAATATCTATATCTTCGTGTAAGTTCAGAAGCACAAGACTTCACCCAGCAAATGCAATGTATCACGGACTATTTAAGCCGTATAAATGAAACAGCCGAACTATTGCAAGTTGTTGAAAAGGTTAGCGGGTCTGTAAAGCATACAGAAAGAAAGCTGAATGAACTATTAAAGCAATGTGACAAAGGTAGTACAATTTATATCAGTGAATTATCACGTTTGGGGAGAAATATGTCTGACCTATTTCAGATTATTACAGAGGCAAGCGAAAGAGAAATAACTATCGTTCAGGCTAAAGACGGTACAATTATAGAGAATAAATCTATCGGAGGGAAAGCGTTATTGTTTGCCTTGTCGCTTGCTGCTGAAATTGAATTGAATAACATCAGGCAACGAACTAAAGCGGGTTTGGATGCAAGAAAAGCAAACCATAAAGAGATAGGCGGTACAAATAACCTTTGGGGGAGCAAAAAAGGAAATACAGACCGAACTAAGGCAATTAGTGAAGCTTCCCAAGCATCAGCACAGATTAGACGAGAAAAAGCTCGTATGAATCCGGCAAATAAGGCTTTTTGGGAGTTTATAACGGACTATCAAATGATTCACGGAAAGATAACCGCAAATACGAACTTCCAACCTATTGCAGACGAACTGAATAAACGTGGCAAAGTTACTTCAAGCGGACTACCTTTTGATAAAAAGAGAGCACGTGCTATGTATAATAGTTTAAGAAATATTTATGAACTTTAATTATAGGAGATTGAATTATGAATGTTAAATTTTATGCAATAGTAAATAACGGTAAAAATAAAATATTAATTGCTGAACTACTTGAATTATACAGGTGAAGAAACCGAAAAGATAATTGACGCAATAGACAATAAGAATGTCGGAGAGGATGAATTAATCGAATTAATGGAAAACTTAAAGAATTGGGAGGACTGAACCATGTTATTTATCGTACTTATGTTTTTGGCAATTTTAGGTGAAAGTGTTAATTCAGCTTGCAAGCCCAACAGATAATTTTATATAAGCCTATTTTAGCGACTTTCTTTTATTAATAGTGTAATTATATAGTATAAGTAGAGATAATTGAAATTAGAGCAAATAAGATAGTAAATTTAGAGTATTATGGATTTGTCAGAATGTACCGATAGCCAATTAATAGAAGAGTTAAAGAGAAGGCAATTAAATAAGGTTGCCGAATCATTGGATAGGGAAAAGAAAAAGCCTTATGTATTTTGGCGCGGTGTGGTTGTTCACAGAAGTTCTAACTCATGGGGAGCAGTTTCTAATAGATTTGTCTTTATCGTTGAGGATAAAGAAGGTAGATATAAAGCCACATTGTTAGGTAATATCGGCTTCAATCAGAAGAATATGCCTAAATTAGGTGATAAGGTATTGTTAAGATATAAGCAAGGATTCGGATATACTTGTAACAAAGGGCATTCAAAAATAATAGAAATTATAAAGGATTGAATTATGAGCACATTTGAACTATTGGAAGAGTTATGTAAAAAGCCAAAGCAGGAAATTAAATACGGCTTACTTGCTTTGATGCTGAAAGACAAGATAGATTTTATTGATTTGAACGCTTGCTATGTCGAATATCTTAATAGCATTAAAGAGGACAGATTAAACCAGCTTATCGAAGCGGAAACTTGTGTGCTTGAATCATTCCACCACAAGAAAGGGAATAAGGAAGAATACGACAAGAAACACACGCAAAGATGCTTGTATTTGCTGAATAAGTCGAAGCGATTTAACATGAGTAACTTGAACGAAAAGTACGAATATGACGAAGAGTTCGGAAAGAAGATGTCTTGGTATGAGAGAAATAAAGAGAGTGAGAATAAATATTAAGGATTAAGTTATGAAAGATACCATAATAACCGCATTAATATCATGCCTAATAACATCGTTTATTTGGGCAAAAACTATTCCTGAAGAAAAGGATTGTATAGAGGTTGTAAGGATAGAAAAACAAACCGTGGATTGGAACAAATTAATAGAAGCTATAATTTGGAGAGAGAGCAGAGGAAATGATAATTCTGTAAACCACAAAAGCAATGCAGTAGGATGCTTGCAGATAACCCCTATTTACTTGAAGCAATGCAATAAGATTGCCGGACATGAGAAGTACAAGCTATCCGACCGATATAGCAGAAGTAAGTCTATTGAAATGTTTAACTTGTATCAGTCATATTTCAATCCTGAGAAAGACTTACATCTAGCAATTAAGCTACACAATCCTAGAGCGAATTATAGCTATCATAGGGATATTGAAAAGAAGTATAAGGAATTAATTAATAAGTAGAATTATGAAAAAGATATTTTTATCAGCATTTGCCGTATTTGCCTTGATGTCATGTGCAGAAAAAACGGCAGAAGATTATGTAAAGGACGAGTTTATGAACTATGTGAGAACGGACTTTGACAATCCTTCTGAATTTGAAAGTATAACAAGCATAGAGCCTATTGATACGTTATGCAACAAAGATGCACTGGATATAATAGGCAGAATTGAATCATTGAAAGATATTATGCTTGATAGTCAAAAGGAGAAACTGAATAACATAAAGACTAGACTTGAAAATGACAAGACTTCTACGGTTACATACGAGTTAAAGGTAAGACTTGACAAGAACGGAAGAAAAAAGGTAGTTAGTTATTATGCCATAGACGATGGTTTTATTATTACAATTCAAGACCATGAACTGCAAATAAATGAAACTCCGAAAGTATATCAGGATTTCTACGAGTTTATGTATGACCTAATGGAATAAAAACTTAAATTATCTTTCTTGCCATTTGGCTTAAAAGTTTAAAAACAATTTGCATATATCAAAGTAATTTATTATATTTACAACCGAATATAGGATAGGACTTATTAGCTATCTGTCCGATAAGAGCAGCAACCACTCTTCCTATATTTGTTTTATTAACTGGTTGCATTAAATTTGGTTGTATTATGATAGATTACAAAGAGCAAATGAACGACCCAAGATGGGTTGAGAGAAGTCGTGAAATTATGAAGCGTGATGATTTCACGTGTCAATTATGTGGTAAAAGTCATACCAAACTAAACGTACATCACATTCGTTACATCAAAGGCAAGGACTATTGGGATTATCCTGACGAACTGCTAATGACTGTTTGTGAAAATTGCCATCAAAAGATACATGGGAAGTATAAAGCAAATCTAACTAATAAATCAGTAAATAAGTTTGTTGTTTATTATGATGTATTAAGGGATAAGAGATTAACTCCTAATAGTAAAATAGTATTATGTGATTTAATGTATATTCATTTAATCGGCCAAAAATCATCTTACAGAGAAAGAGCAAAAGTAATTGGAATATCATTAAAGTCTTACGAATTAAGTATTTATCTTTTAAGGTCTTACGGATATTTAGACAAATCAAACACAATTCTTTTTAAGGTAGAAAATTTAAAATATTTTCCTTTACTTCTTGAAAGTGGATTGAAAGGTGAGTTGCTTATCTTTTATTCCTATCTTAAACATAAAAGTGAATATTTCGGTGGTACTATTGATACCTTTAAATATAAATTAGCAGAAGAATTTCATACAACTAAAATAGCAGTAACAAATATGCTGAATAGGCTGTATAGAAAAGGATTTGCTGAACGACTTGAAAACGGAAAATTAAAAATCAATTAAATATATGTCTAACGAATTAAAGCTACTTTAATATGAAAAAGGAATTTCAAATAGGAGAAGTTTTTCCACTAGGTCTGTTAAGATTGAAGTGTGTAAAAGCTGACGATACATACAAACAATGCAACCAATGTTTTCTAGGAGAATGTTGGCAATGTTCTGATATAGCAGGGAATTGTATGTCTAGCATAAGAGAAGATAAGCAAAATGTAGTTTTTGTAAAAGTGGAGGAATGAGATATGCTAAAGAGTGCCTTATTTTCAGTTGTATTCAAAGTTGACAACGGTAGAATTTATTTTGATAGATGATTTATGAAACTCCGAAAATACAAGGCTTGCGAATTAGACCCACGTTCGGTAGTCGTACCGATTGCTGATGTAAACAAAATTGTGAACTATATAAACAATATCTGTAAATCGGATATGAGTGATAAAGATAAAATTGAACTGATAAAATACTATATGAAGGATATAAAATGAAAAAGGTATGCGAAATATGCGGAAAAGAAAAACCGTTATCAGAATTTAGCAAGTCTTATAAGAAAAGATGTAAGGAATGTGTGGCTGAAATGACGAGAGAAAACAGACGTGTTGAAAAAGAGTTTAAAGAATTTAATCAAATCAGAAAAGAATTAGAGTTAGATAAAGATAAAGTTGATTGGGAAGCGAGAAGATATGAATTGGCGAAAGAATACTCTAAGGTCTTCATAAACCTGCAACACGAGAGAGGTAGAATTGATTGTGGATGCTATGTCCCAAATGTGGTCGAATGGTCTGTTGATATTGCCGATGCACTAATAGCAGAACTTAAAAAGAACCCAATTAACAATAAATAACAATATATTTGCAATTCATAATAAATATATTTGTAGATTTGTAACAAATAAAATTGTGAATTATATGAAAGAATTTTTAGTAAATCTGATAAACGAAGAACGAACAAAGAAGAAATTAAGCAAAAGTGAACTTGCAAAAAGAGCAGGTATCACATTAAATCAGTTCCGAAATATCGAAGCAGGTAGAAATACTACCATTGATTCTTTGGATAGAATTTTGAAAGCACTTGAAGTTAAACGAGTAAATATTAAATTGGTATGAATATGAAATACAAGGAAAGAGATTTTAAAGACGATACAGAAGTAAAAGAAATAGACTACGGTCTTGAAATTTACGATGGGAAAGACAACAAATACGTAATTAACGTAAATCCGTTTGGAGAAATTGAGATTACTTCAAGCATTGGAAATTTAATCGTAAATCCGAGATATGCAAATCAGATAATCATAAAGACAGAAGAATAAATCATTCGTAAAATAATAAATGTATAATATGAAAACAATTAAAACTCACACAGGAAAGATTTATGTAGATACCGAAAAGAAACTTGAATTTCTTACAGTAGGTGATTACGGAAAAGAAAATAACATCAAGGCTGACTTTCTCGGTCTGACAAAAGAAATCAACGGAGTAGCTAACACAGAAGTAGATTTGCGTAATAAATGGGTTGCTACTATCTCTACACAGAAAGGTTGCCCGATGAAATGTAAATTCTGTGATGTTCCTAAATTTGGCTTCTTTGGTAATGTTTCAGTAAATGAACTTGCTTATCAAATTAAAATGATTATCAAAAATGAAGATGTAAGAGAAACTGAACGATTTAATGTTCACTTTGCAAGAATGGGAGAACCAACTTGGAATGAAAATGTGCTGGCTTTTTCTATGATGCTGAAAGAACTTGTAAAGACTTGTGGATTAAAAGCAAAGACTGTTCATCCAGTAGTATCTACTATGCTACCAAAAGCAAATAAGAAATTGAAACAGTATATTCTTACTTGGTGCGAAATAAAAAATGATTTTTACAATGGTGAAGCAGGACTTCAGTTCTCTATCAATTCAACTGATGACGAACAAAGAAATCAGTTATTTGATAGAAAAAGTTTATCTTTAACTGAAATATCAGAATTAGCTGAAGATTTACCAATGCCCAAAGGTAGAAAATATACTTTGAATTTTCCTGTAACTGCACAGACTATTCTTGATGCAAAGAAACTCTCTGAGTTATTTGACAAGAATAAGTTTATTGTAAAAATTACCCCAATTCATGAAACAAATTCAGCTATTGAAAATGGTTTTGAAGTAACTGGATATGCTGATTATGATGTGTACCGCAAATTCGAACAGCCGCTGCTAGAAGAAGGATGGGATGTCATCGTATTTGTTCCTTCAAAAGAAGAAGATAGTGATAGAATTACTTGTGGAAATGCATTAATCAGTGAAATGAAATAATTATGAAAACAATAACTCTTAAAAAACTCACCTTGCAGGATTGGCGAGGACAGAACAAAGTTATAAACTTCGGTCACAATACAGAAATCAAAGGAAGAAACAAATCAGGTAAGTCAAGCTGCTTCAATGCGTGGCTTTGGTTGCTTACTGGTGCAGACGAACAAGACAGAATCAACTACAAATTGTTCGATGATACCTTGCCGCTTACTTACGAAAACTCAAAACTTGCATCTGCCGAAGCCGTGTTGGATATTGACGGAGTAGAATACACGCTGAAAAAGACCGCAAAGCAAGGTTGGACGAGAAAGAAAGGTCGTGAGGAATACGAAAAGAAAGCTACTGACGATTACAAGTTTTATATAGACTGCATTGAGAGAAGTGCAGGAGATTATAAATCGTTTATAGAAGAAACATTTGCGCCTTTCCCTAAATTAAAATTAATGCTAAATATTAATTATTTCTTAGGTATGGATTGGAGATACCTTAGAGGTATTTTTGAACATTTAGTAGGAGAAATTAAAGATGATGATTTTGAAGGAGACTATTCAATCATTAAAAACGAACTTGATAAATATCCTCCCGAAAAAATCAAGGAAAGTATTAAAGGTCAAATGAAACCTATTAAACAGAATATTGAAAGTTTACCAATTACTATTAATGCTCTTCAATCATCGTTACCTGACATAAGCGGGCTTGATGTAATTAGAGAGGAAATAGAAGATGCAAAGAAACAAATTGAGAGTATAGATAAATTAATATTGGGAAGTAACGAGCAAGCAAAAGTATATATTAAAAAAAGAGATGCTGAATTGGCTGAGATAAACAAGTTGAAACAAGAATACGCGGAAGCTGAAAACAAATACAATACAAAGCCAATATACGAAGCCAATAAAATAAAAACACAGATAGCTGATGTGGATAGTAATAATGCACAGATAGAACGTGATAATAGAAAAAATAAACAAGTTTTAGAAGACGCTGAAAAAGAGATAAAATTAGCGAAAGAAAGACTGAGAGCTTACGAGGAATGTAGGAAAGTTCTTCTCAAAGAAAACGAAAATGTCAAGTCAATGCAGTTTGAGGGTGAAGTTTGCAGCTATTGCGGGCAACCGTTACAAGGAGAAAAACTTGAAGAAGCAAAACAGAGATTCTTTGAACAGCGCGAAGCAAAACACAAATCAATAGTGGCAACAGGTAAATCAAACAACGAAAAAATCGTGCAAGTAAAGTCCGAGATAGAAGAATTGCAAGCTATCATAGATAAAGGGTATGAAGAAAAACCTTTGCAGAGTAAGGAACTGCTTGTTTTAGAGTTGGATAATTTGCGAAATAATTTTGTGAAATATCGTGATACTAAGGAAGGAAAAGAAAAACTGGGAATTATAGCATACCATGAGGCAAATTTAACGGATATTCCAAGTGAAGATACAAGCGCATTGCAAAATATGAAAAGGGAGCTTTTGAATGATATTGAAGCCAATTCAAAAAAACTTGGATTAAAAGATGAATATGACAAACAGATAGATAAGATTAAAGAATTTCAATCATCTCTTAGAGATAGTGCTTCTGAATTAGCCTTACTTGAAGGAAAGCTAAATGCGGTTGAAAGATATGAGCGTGAAAAGGCTTCGATTATTTCTTATAGAGTAAATAGTAAGTTTGATTATCTACACGTAGAAATGACTGAAACAAATAAATCGGGAAATGTCATTGATACTTGTAAGGTCACAGACAATATGGGCGTAAGTGCAAGTGTTACAAACCATGCAAGTAAGGTGTTGATTGGTATTGACTTAGCTTTAGCATTGCAGAAGTTCTATGATATCAATCTACCTTTGTTTATTGACGACAGCGAACTTATCAATGAAAGCAATATACCTTCAATAAATAATCAGTTAATAAAAATGATTGTGACAGATGAAGATTTTGTTGTAGATATAAAATAAATTTGCATAATTGAATTATTTTTGCTAACTTTACGAAATAATAGGGATAGTTAGGGGTCATGTCCTAACGACAAGGGTTAAGCTAACGGCTCTTCCCTATTGTTACTTTCGTTAGCATTATTTAATTAGTTAGCAAAATGAGTAAAAGATTAACAACAGAAGAATTTATTGCGAGAGCAAAAGAAGTTCACGGGGATAGGTATGATTATACTAAAGTTGTGTATGAAAAATGCACGACAAAGGTTGAAATTATATGTAAAGAACATGGTAGTTTTTGGCAGACTCCTATTAATCATTTAAGAGGGAGTGGATGTCCACATTGTGGTGGAAAAATAAAAAAAGATACAACATCATTTATAGAATGTGCAAGAAAAATCCACAATGGGAAATACGATTATAGTAAAGTTGATTATAAGGATAATAAAACTAAAGTTTGTATAATATGCCCGATACACGGAGAGTTCTGGCAAGCACCAAGCAACCATTTAAGTGGTCAAGAATGTCCTGCCTGTAAGGGTAAAATTAAGATAACCACTGAAATTTTCATAGCACGAGCAGTTAAAGTTCATGGTGATAAATATATCTATGATAAAGTGAAGTACAAAGACATGAATACAAAAGTTTGTATTTTATGTCCAATACATGGCGAATTTTGGCAAACTCCTGACAATCACTTACAAGGGAAAGGTTGTCCTATTTGCGGATTTAAATCAATGGCAGAAAAACAAACTAAAAATACAGAATATTTTATTGAAATGTCAAAATTAATACACGGATGCAAATATGATTACACCAGAGTGGAATATATAAGTGCAAAAAAGAAAGTATGCATAGTGTGTCCTGAGCATGACGAGTTTTGGCAGTCACCAAATAATCATCTGAATGGACAGGGGTGTCCGAAATGTAAGACATCATTGGGAGAGAATAAAATAGAATATTTTCTTACTTTAAAGGGAATAGAATATATAAGACAATATAGCATAAATATTGACCCACAAATGTTTTCGAGGAATAATATTAAGGCTGATTTTTATTTGCCACGACTAAATGTTATTATAGAATTTAACGGAGTGCAACACTATAAAAAAATACCTTTCTTTCATCGTACTGAAGATGATTTTGCTATTCAAGTAGATAGAGACAAAAGGCTGCGTCAATATTGTAAAGAACATAAAATAAAACTGATAGAAATTAAGTACGACCAGATAGATGAAATAGATAAAATATTAAACAGAAAACTTAAAAATTAAAAAGTTATGAGCAAGCAATGTTTAAATATTTCACAGATGCAGCACCTGAGGAAGTTGGGTGTTGATACAAGTAAGGCAAGTATAGCTCTTGTGTATAGAAATAGTTATGGTGATATAGTTGATTGGGATGTTGTTAATAAAGATATTCACGAGGAAGATGTAGGGCAGCATAATCCATACATAAGGGGAAAATTTGGTGCATTTACTTTGCAGGATATTTTGGATTTACTGCCAAGCACAATAAAGGTAGAAACCACTGATGAGATTAATGAATACTGGCTTGAATTTGGTGTAAGCGAAAGGGATAAATCGTATTGGTTTGTACAATATAGGTTAATAGAGGATAGTATATATGTAATTAGGGAAAATGAAAGCCTTATTGACGCAGCCTACGAAATGCTTTGTTGGTGCATAGAAAACGGATATATTAAAACGAACAAGGAGGAATAGCTATGCCGCAGCAGTATAAACAAGTATTGGAAGTAGAACGACTGATTGGTGCAGAAGTTCACGAAAGGGTTTTCAACGGAGAAACCGTAGAATGTATCAGCATACCGATAAAAGAAAACGGTATGCACTTTACAAGCAAAGGACACTTGCTGATGGAAATGTATGTGACACCAAGACGACCGAATCCGCAGAATATAACGCATTACCTTTCGCTTTGCTTCAATCCGTTGGTGAAGCACGAGTATCTGAAAATAAAGGAAGCCGGATTCTATGAGCAGGTAAAGTTTATCGGTCACATGTTTCCGTGGTCTAACTATAAGAGAAGGTGGGGCAACAAGCCTAAGACAGAAGATAGTATTGACGAAGCATTAAGTGTGGAGGAATAGGATATGAAACTTAAATGTTATGAAAATGTAGTTTCTAAAGTTTTCGGAATAGAGGACTTATTTAGGAACACTAAAAAGATGGAATACATAGAAGCACGTGCTACACTGTTTTATCTTTTAAGACAATATACAGACCTGAAATACATAAAGCTAGGCGAGATTTACGGATTTGTTCATTCCAACATAAGACATCATGTTATAAATATGGAATTTCGCCTGAAATACGACAAGAATTTGCGTGATAAAGTAGAAACTTGTAAAAAAATGATAGAAAATTTTGCAGATATAAAATAAGTTTGTATATTTGCATAGTTTAATTTAAAATAGCTCATATTTTCAACTAGAAAGCATTGGTTCGTGAGAATAGATGCTTTTGAATTTGAGAATGGTATCGTGGCGGAATATAGACGCTAAAGTGTAGCTCTTATAGATAGGTTGGCAATGGCATAGCTTAATAGGGTGTAGCCGTAAAAGAACAATTAACGCTTGACAAATCACCCACGAGTTCAAAAAGATTGTGATTTAATCACAGACGTTGAGTAAACAATGTTAATAATAAATCTTAAAACTCCTATCATGCAGGTGTGAACCCTGCCGATACCGCTACAACAGCCGCATAATAATTACGTAATAAAAGCGGAACGAAACACGTAAGCACAAAGTTGGCTTATCCTAATCGTTAGTAGGCACTCCCTCTCGGTGGTGGATGATGAGAGGAACTTGCATTGTGGCGGAAGTAGACGCAAAAAAACTGTAATGTGGTAGCCGAACCACACATTAAACAAAAAAGGTTTCAGCGCAGAAGTGCGGAAGCGGTTGCAGGTATCGAATCCTGCCGATGCACTAACCAAAAACAAATAACAATGAAAAGAGTTCTTTATTTAATTGAAAAGGCAGTAAGAAGATGCTTAAACAGCAAATCAATGTTGCCTACGGGAATGTCGCCAATTTGGTGATTAATTCCCATAAAGTTAAATAAAGTTAATAAATTTGGATGTTTGGAATTTATGTATTATATTCGCAGTGTATTCAGATGAATTGAGACGCATTTGAAGCATAAGGTAGACATATTAAAACTTTTTATATGCGCTAAGGATTGTAGATAAGCGTCTCAAACTCGGAAACGAGGTTATCTGCAAGGCGCACCAAATACGAGAGCCGTAGTCAGATAATCAAAATCTGATTACGGTTTTCTTGTTTTTGTACCTTAACAAAACAATATATCCAAACCTTATCGGAGAAGTTACGTTTCGGTTGGATGAATAACCCTGCAATGAAAGACTTGGTGAAATTCCAAGAGGGCGTGCGATAGCAGGGAATCAGACGAAAGGCAGATGATTGCACAGACGAATATACGTTTAAAGCTGCCGAAGTGGTTCATTTTAAGACATTGTATTTAGCTCAGCAAGCCATAGAAATCTTAGGCGAAGAAACAATCAAGTTAGCATTAAGTACGGATTGGTGATATGACGGAAATAGACATCGTTTGCGAGAGAATTGAAAGAAACATTGAGTTACTGATTAAAGTTATTGGAAGTTATGGAACAAGACACTAAGACGGTCACGATGCCGCTTTCGGAGTATAACCAATTAATACAAAATTCAAACAAATGTTTTGTAGAACTATACGGATATACAAAAGAGGAAATTGAAGAATTACAATCATCAAGAAACGCATCTATTAACAATACGATATATTGGACTAATAGGTACAACGATTGTGAAGAAAAATTATCGGAAGCAAAAGAGGTGATACAAAACTTAAAAGATACAATATCTAAAATGGAATCTGAACTATCAAAATATAAAAGCAAAAAATGGTACGAATTTTGGAAGTAAATACTTTGAAACTTCAAACCAATTTGCTATCTTTGTAACAAGAAAACAAACCATTAAAAACATATAGATATGGCAGAAGAAAACAAACAGAAAATTAGCGGTAGAATCATCGCAGTAATGCAAATGAAAACGGGAACTTCACAGAAAGGCACTTGGGCTTCTCAGGAATATGTGCTTGAAACACATGATTCATATCCTCAGAAAGTATGCTTTGAAGTTTTCGGTACGGAGAAAATCCAACAATTCAACATTCAGATGAATGACGAGGTGGATATTATGTATAACTTCGATGCTCGTGAGTTTAAAGGACGTTGGTACAATACTATCCGTGCTTGGTCTGTATTCAAGCGTTCGGGAGGAGGTCAGACGCAAGTAGCTGCACAAAGTAGTGGTGATGTGCCTAAAGCGAGTGAAGCAGTAGCACAAGACAATGGAATATCAAGCGAACTTCCTTTTTGATAAATAACTAAAAATCAATAACTTATGAAATACAAAGTAGGAGATAAGGTTCGTATTAAGTCGAGAGAGTGGTATGATTCCAATAAAAATAAATACGGTGATGTAGATTTTCCGTGCTGCACATTTACTGCTGAAATGTCTGAAATGTGCGGGAAAGTCTATCAGATTACATGTACAGATACAGATGGAACTTATTTTGCAAATGGTCATTGGCTTCTTGAAGATTTTATCGAAGTTTTAGTATCTGACGAAAAACCGCTTATTTCTACCGAACTGATAAAAGATATAGCCGAAGTGATTAAAACGCATAATTTGGGCGTATCTATAAGCGAAAATGAAGGAAAACTGATTATCGAACCATTGAAAGTTGAAGAAGATTTGCCGATTGATACTCCGTGTATGTGTAGTGGTTCTATGCAAGGGCAATTAGCTTGGTTTGTTAGGTTTTATGCAGGTAAAGGTCAGACTTGGTGGAATTTAGGGAAATCGCATAACGAAACGAGAAAAGTTGATTGGAATTGTATTATACCGTGGGATAAATTCAACCCCAACAACATTGAAGAGTCACTGAAATATAACATCGTAAATAAATAAGATTATGTTAGAACCGAATGAATTAAAAGAACTTGTGTACGCACAAGACAAGAACGTAGGAAACTTTGAAGAAACAAAGAACGAAGCCTATAAGATGAAACGTATTCAACGCATGGCTAAGTTCAACGAAAAGACACACACAGTAATTGAAACATTGCAGAAATGGGGATTGCCGTTTACTCTTTGTGAAATTATTCACGGAAAGAAACAAAGACACAGAATCACAACCGACATCTTTATTCCTGATGCAAACGTGGTTATCCGTCAAGTAGACATGAATGATGAAGTAGAAGTTTCAAAGGCTAATCTTTTCTTTAAGTCAATGAAAGAAAACTTCTATCCGATGTTTATCCGTTCGACAGATAGCGAAGAATTTGTAATTACAAAGTTGCAGAACGTATTGCTTAAAGCGAATCAGAAGCCGATGAAAGGTTTCAGCAAAATTAAGTTTATAAAATATGAGAAGCCTAAAAGACCTCGCATTAAAGCGGTGAAAGTTGGGAGAAGTAAATAAGTAATAACTTAATAGTGGGAAGCTACGTTAGTGCCAAATAACTATGAATGAAATTTATTGGATAACAAGACTTGATGCAATACAAGCACTTCTTTTTGTGCTTTCAGCTCTATCTATTATTGCAGTTATTGTATGCTTTATAAGATGGGTTGATAAAGAGATTAAAAACGGAAAAGCTAAACATTTTGTAATTAGCATTTTTGTAAGTCTGTTTTTAATGATAGCACTTGTATTAACCCCAAGCACAAAGGATGCATTTATGATTTGGGGCGTAGGCGGCACTATTGACTACATCAAGTCAAACGAAACGGCTAAGCAATTACCCGACAAATGTATTCAGGCATTGGATAAGTTTGTAGACGAATATATGTTAAACGAAGAAGATAATAAGGAGGAATAGTTATGTATTACGAAGTAACTCTTAAAGTAACAAAACAAGATAACAAAGGCAAGGACAAGGAAGTAAAAGAAAGCTTCTTGGTAGAAAATGCTGAATTGTGGAGCGAAGTCGAACAACGTGGGCTGGAATTGTATAATAGTGAAGCGGATATCGTAGCAATGAAACGCTCTTCTGTTATTGAAGTAGTAAACGAAAAGAAGGAAGATACTCCTATTTTCAAGGCGAAACTTATCTCTACTTATGTAGACGAGAAAGGTAAGGAAAAAGAAAAGTCATGGGTAGTAGCCTTGTTTGCTGCCGACATGAACGAAGCCAACAAGAAGATGCAGGAATACATCAAGCAAGGTATGGAGGACTTAACTCTCCGTGAGATTAAACAGACAAATCTGTTGGAGATTATCTAAATATTTTGTAACTTTGTGGGGTAGGGATAGTCGGAAGTCATGAGCCGATAAAAGGGTATGTTGGTAGCCTTTCCCTACTTCGCAATTTACCAACATAACTTAATATTACCAACAAAATGGAAACAGAAATTTACAAAAATCTAAGTTTAGAAAACCTTCCTAACGAGGAATGGAGAGATGTAGTAGGCTACGAAGGTAGTTATATGGTATCAAATCTTGGGAGGGTGAAATCTTTGCCTAAAAATAAAGGAGGAAATCATAACCAGTACGCATCTCATGAGAAAATTATGAAAACTAACCTTAATCAAGGTGGCTACGTTTGTGTAAATCTGCACAAGGATAAGAAACTAAAAAGATTTTTAGTGCATAGACTTATGGCTGAATCTTTTCTTCCTAAAGAGGATGGAAAGGATTTTATTGACCATATTAATGGCATTAGGCATGACAATCGGGTCGAGAATATCCGCAGATGCACGCATTATGAGAATGATACATTTCCGTTGGCAATCGAAAACAAAAGGGAATCATCTCGAAAAGTTCATACAACAAAAGAATTTAGAAGTAAAATAAGCAAGATAATGAAGGAGTATTATTCCAAAGAAGAGAATATAAAAAAGAACTCTGACAAAATGAAAAAACTTTGGAGTGATAAATCTTATCGTGAAAGATTTTTAAGGAACAAACAATCGGATGAACTTATTAACAAAATGAGACATACGAGATTATGTAAACCTGTTATTCAGTTTGATATTAATGGTAATTTTATTAGAGAATATCATTCTGCATCGGAGGCTCAAAGAGTAACAAACATCAACAAGATAACAGCTTGCTGTCGTGGTGATAGAAATCATGCAGGAGGATTTATTTGGAAATTTAAAGAACAATCATTAAATAATTAAGTATTATGGCAACAAAAGAAGTAGCAACAGTTAAAACAAATGTAGGTGACAGTGTTATTGCAAGAGTAAATAGTCTGTGTGAGGTAGGATTTAAAATGCCCGCTGACTATCAATATGTAAACGCTATAAAAGCAAGTATGCTTGTATTGCAGGATTTGAAAGACAAGAATGGCAAACCTGCATTAGAAGCGTGTACACAGAATAGTATTGCTTCTGCACTCTTTGAGATGAGCGTAAAAGGTTTAGATGCTTCTCGCAAGACTTGTTATTTTATTGTGCGTGGAGATAAACTATGCTTGCATGAATCTTACTTTGGCAAAGTGCTTCAAGTTAAACGTATCTACCCTAACTTTGACCCACACCCAGTTGTAATACGTGAAGGTGATGAGTTTATTTACGAAATAGACCCTAAAAACGGTTGCAAGAGACTTGTTAAACATACACAATGCTTGGAAAACTTGGATAAGGGATTTGTTGGAGCTTATATGTATCTACCAACTGCCGATGGTGGTCAAGATTTGTATATAATGAGTAAGCGCATGATTCTGACCGCTTGGTCAAAATCTTCAAGCAGAGAACAGACTACCGCAAAACAATTCGATGAAAAAATGGTAATGAAAACGATAATCAATTCGGGTTGCAACATGATTATCAACTCAACCCCTGATTTGGCTTATGCGGCAACTAACTCAGAAGTAAAAGGTGAAGAAGAAACAAAGGCTCAAGAACCTATGGATGCTGAATACGAAGAAATATCAGTAAACAATGGAGAAACGATTGACTTATCAACTGGCGAGGTAATTCAGCCATCCGAAGAAAAGAAGAACGAACCTGAATTTTGATTATGGCAACCCTAAAAGTAGTGGGTAGTGGTAGCAAAGGAAACTGCTATTTACTTCAAACCGAGAAAGAAAGTCTTATATTAGAATTAGGTTGCAAGTGGAATGAGGTATTGGAAATGTTGGACTATAAAATAGAGAATGTGGGTGGCTGTTTAGTCACCCATTGTTAGCCACCAAGACCATTCCAAATACATCCCCAACGCACTAAAATCACAAATACCAGTTTACTCAAACCAAGAAGTAGCCGACAAATATCAAGGAGTAAAAGTATTGAAGCCAAAAGTTCAGTACAAGATTGGTGTTTTTGTTGTTATGGCTTTGCCTGTTCATCATAATTGTGAGAATTATTCCTTTTTGATTACTCATAAAGAGTTCGGAAGTTTAGTCTTTTGCACGGATGCGGTCAGCTTTCCTTATAAGATAAAAGGTCTGAATCATTTGCTTATCGAAGGGAATTACAGCGAGGATTTAATGATAGACAATCTATGTCGGAATCAGGAAATACGTTCTCACAATGAGTTTCACATGGAAATAAATCAGACAATAGAGGCTATCAAGCGAAACATGAATCCCGAACTTAGGACTTTGATGCTTGTGCATTTATCTGACGGACAAAGTGACGAGAAGTTATTTCAGAAGATGGTATTTGAAGAAGTTGGGATAAGACCGATTATAGCGGATAAAAATGTAAAAGTTGAACTTAATTCAGAGGATTTCTAATGGCACAAACGCTAGGTGAAGCAATCCGATTGTTAAACAGATTGGGAGTTTTCGATATAACAGATATGTCTATGGATAATAATAGTGAAAATACATACAAGATAGCACACAGATTCAGTCAGGAGGTAATTGTCCCTTTGCTTGCTATACAGAACAACTGCGGATTCGTGTTGTCTAAAGGCGACAAATACTTATTATTTGCCGACAATATAACCGCAAAAGTATTCGAATGGGATAGTAAAAGTATCGTATCACTTGAAGAAGATATAAAGTGTCTTTATAACCTTGATGCTTGGACTTTCTTGAAAAAGTGGTACGGAGTATATCCTCAAATGACAAGTCTTGATTTCTTGCATATTAAAGTTGGGAAGGAGGAAAATAAGAATGAGTAAAATATATGTTGGTTTAGACAACGGGACTACTGCAACAATAGGAATAGTCGGAGATAACATAGAGCCAAAGACGTTTAAAGTCCCTGTAAAGAAAGAACAGAATTACCAAAAAAACAAGAAGAACATAACAAGACTTGACGCTTCTAAGTTTATGGATATTTTCAGTGAGTACAACAAAAACGACATTGTACTTGTAATGGAGCGTCCAATGGTGAACAATTTGAGGCTAAATTCAAGTTTCTGTGCATTAAGATGTTTTGAAGCTGAATTGGTTATCATTGAAATGCTTGGAATAAAGCACATGTTCATAGATTCTAAGGAATGGCAGAAAGCAATGCTTCCAAAAGGTTGCAGTGGTGAAGAATTAAAGAAAGCGTCTTTGGATATTGGAAACAGACTATTTCCTCAATTTGAAGAAGTAAAACATCCTGATAGAGATGGCTTATTAATAGCTGAATATGCACGAAGAAAGAATCTATAAGATAGTCGGGGTAAAAATTCCCCGATTATTTTCTATCTAAAAGTTGTAAGTTTAAAACTTATAACGTATCTTTGTGGTGTGAAACTAATAAAACAATTAAAATATGAACAAAGAAGATTACGTAAGCCTTGAAGTAGCTAAATTGCTGAAAGAAAAAGGGTTTAATGAGCCTTGTAATGGGTGGTATGGCATAAATGGGGCAATATTTAATGATGCATGGAGAGAGAATCATAATAACACTTTTCCGAAAAATAGTAGATTATCACGCCCTACTTTATACGAAGCTGCCAAATGGTTAAGAAACGAACATGGTATTTATGTAACTATTATATCAAGTCCTATAACATGGTTATACAAGGAAAATGATGGCGCATATATAACACATTTCCCAGTGATAACATATAGAGATGCGGAAGGTAAAATAAAAATGAGTTATCATCAAGGTATGAATGATTCTGAATATGATAAAGCATTCAATTGCGCAATACTTGAAGCACTAAAACTTATTTTATTATGAAATGGATTTACAACGGAATAAAGTATAAAACCAAGAAAATAGATTGGGAAGAATACATCGAAGAGCCGCATGACTTCTTGGTTACTGACATTATGGTTTACAACACTAAGTGGGATAGATGTTACTACATACGTAGATTGGTATATGATAAAAGAAGAATAAGAGCAAATTTATGCAGCATCTACAATACGGACTGCAAATGGGTTTGGTCTGATACCAAATATTTAGAAATGGTTGTTGAAGATAAATAATAAAGCTATGATACACTATAAAGATTTAATGATAGGGAATTGGGTTTACGAAAGCGAAAGAAGTAAATTCCCAATGAGAGTTGTAAATATTGGTGAGGATTATTGTTATTTGGATTTTGAAGGCAATGAGGGTGATGTATTCGAGTGCAAAGATAAAGATATGATGCCGATAGAGGTAAATGATAAACTCTTAAAGAAAATAGGCTTTAGAAGAGAATGCAAAGAAGCATATATCCCAGCCGATGATTATGAAACATTTGTGAATAATTGTTTTATAGCTGTTAGAAAAGGAGAAACAAATTCTATTTATAGAGATTGGTATTGCCACATAGATAACGATAGATATGAATCAATCGGTGGTTTCGACTTCCAATACCTCCACGAATTACAGAACGGGATAAGATTAATCACAAAGTCTGATTTAGAAATAAAAGAGTTATGAGCAACGAAAAACAAAGAGAAGCAAAGGAAGCCGTTTACAGAGAAGCTAATTTAGATGTCAGAAGCGTGTGTAGCGGACAGTTTTACAAGAAATCAAGTAAAACATACGAGCAGTGCAAGAACTGCGAAAATTGCTTTAAATACAACAGCTATAAATCGAAGTCAGCAGATACACCCGAAGTAAAATTCCACTATGTAGACACTTTCCGCAAGTGTGAGTTTTATAAAGTACGCCCGATAGACGGAAACTATGTAGTCACTACTTCTATCTACAACATCATGTATGTAAACGACCTAGCTTGTGCATGTATCATACAGATGAAAGACTTTATCAAGAATCAGGACAAGGAAACACAGAAGATATTCGGTGCTTTGGAGAAAAGACAAAAACTGTACGAAAGTCTTATATCAGGTATTCTTCCTGAAAATATGGATTTTTTGGCAGAATATAACTCATACATGGATGAAAGCGTGCAGCCTAAACTTGATACGTTCATAAACGAAATGAAGTCAGCTTTAGACAGTATAGGTGCAGAAAATTCATACTTTATAGCTTTAGCCGAGATAGTACGGACGATAGTAGGGTATTCTGTTAAAAACGTAGAAAATAGAGTGCAGGAATGTTTGAAATTCAAAAAAGATTCCGTACATTTGCGTCAGTATAAGATGCTTGATATGCTTCGTGTGGCAGAGAATTTCAGTAATTGGGTTTCAAGAAAATGCGGCAAACTTGACCTGAACAAATGCGACAATGTAATGAAAGCATATCGTGACCTTGACAAGACTTTAACAAACAGAGATATAATTAACAATGCCTTGTTTAAGGCAAAGGATTTTTATAAACAATAAATTTACAAAAGATGAAAAAAGAAGTTATGTTCTTCCACGCCTATTGGTGTAAAAGCTGCCCTAAGATGGCACAGGTGTTCGGTGAAGTAGCAAAGGAAATGAAGTCTGAAAACATGAAGTTTACTGATGTGGACTGTGAATCCGATTGGGGAGTAGATATGTCAAGCAAATATCAGGTAAGAAACGTGCCTACTATCCTTGTTGTTGAGAAAAACAGAGTAATCAAACGTATTGCAGGAATAAGAACAGCTAACGAATTGAAGGAGGAATTGAAATGAAAGTAAATATTAAGAAACTACATAAAGATGCAGTTATCCCTAAATATGCAAAGCAAGGAGATGCTGGACTAGATTTAACTGCGGTGTCATGCGAATACGATGAATATGGGAACATTGTGTATCACACTGGTTTAGCTTTTGAAATTCCTGAAGGGTATGTAGGTCTTATTTTTCCAAGAAGCAGTATATGTAAAAAAGATTTATCTTTGACAAATGCAGTCGGTGTGCTGGATAGTGGTTTTAGGGGGGAAGTAACAGCTAAATTCAAACCTACCGCTTGCTTCTGTGATTTTGAGTACGATACGGAAGAAAATGGCATAGGAAGAGTGAGAGATAACTATGATTTTGTATGCCTTTCGGGGGAAAATAGAAAAGATGCGCCAAACCCATTGCTTTATGAAGTTGGAGAGCGTATAGCACAAATGATAATATTGCCTTACCCAAGAATCGAATTTGAAGAAGTAGATGAATTGTCAGAAACAGAACGTGGTGAAGGTGGTTATGGAAGTACAGGTAAATAATCATTAAACAGATATGGAATTAAAAGTAAAAAGAGTAGCGTTAAAAAGTGATTACACTATTGGTCGTTTATATGTAAACGGTGAATACGTGTGTGACACTTTGGAAGATGCAGTAAGAGAAACTAAGATTTATGGCAAAACGGCTATTCCTTGCGGGACATATAAAATCACAATGGATGTCGTTTCTCCAAAGTTTAAGGATAGAAGTTGGGCTAAACCTTATGGTGGTAAGCTGCCACGATTGATTGATGTGCCTAATTATGAAGGCGTTTTGATTCATGTCGGAAACACAGCAGAGGACACAAGCGGTTGTTTGCTCGTTGGTCAAAATAAGGTTAAAGGACAAGTTACTAATTCAACTCAAACGTTTATGAGCTTAATGGAAAAGTATCTTATTCCTGCAAACCAAAGAGGTGAAGAAATTACAATTACTTACGAAACGCATAACTATAAAATAAAAAACCATGAGCAATTTTGAAGAAAGAAGAAGCAATATCCTTAGCGTATTTCAAAAAGCAAAAGAAGATTTGGAAACTTTAAACAAGGATATTAATGATAAAATCAACGATAATACACAGACCATAAGCCGCCTTAACGAAGAAAATTCAAAGCTGGAAAGTCTGATTGTACAAAACAAAAAATCAGCAAGGGCATTTAAGAATATTCTTAAATTATAACCCATAACTAACACAAGTAAGGCTACTCTCAATCGGGTAGCCTTTTCTATTTATAACTTGTCAATGTAGTATTCAATTTCTTTCTTAATCATTATGAACTCTTGTATAGGTAGCTCTCTTGTAAGTTCACCTAAAAGTTCTCTGATACGTTCCTCTATGTTTAGCCTTTCATCGTGTTCTTCACGATATACAGGGCATGATGTATTGTTGCACATAATAATAACCTTTTTATCGTCCGTCAATTCTATTTCCGACAATGTTAGCCAATACGTTTACTCCGAAGCCTTTTATTCCATTCATACTGTTAAGTTTGTCAAGTATCAAGTCTAACTTATCTTCTATACGCTTCAAATCACATTGGTGAATCTGCGTACATCTTTCCTTTGAAATATTTTCTGACTTGAAACCCACCGTCAATGTCTTTCAGTTTCTCAACTGCCTTTCGATAGCATGACAAAGCCATTTTCTCGTTAGGCACTTCTTTCGGCTCTTTATATCCCAAATCCATAGCAATGCTCAAAGCGTGGTCTGAATAGATTGTGCACGCAGTCACATATAATGCGTATGAGTTGTAGTAAGGCTTTTCTTCTACAACACCTCCAAGACTTTCCACTGCCTTTGTAAACACGTCATAAGTCCAATGAAAGCCTTTTATACCGTCCTGATTTACGATTCTCATGCCGATGTTTTTGGCTTCGGTTGGAGATAGGTAATTATTCCATTCTGTTGCAGCTAAACGGGCGAGTGCGCTTTCAGCTACATCAGGCATTTTAGTAGCAACTTGACAGAAAAGCCATTCGCAAACCTCAGCTAGAACTTCCATGTGTTTTACATCCTTAGATTTTACTATTTTGTGAGAATACATTTCATATTCATCCATCATTTGTTCTTTTGTCATCATAATATATAAGTTTTAGTTTTTAACAATTAGGGCATTTCCCGTTAAACTTAGGAACAGGCTTGTATTTCTTGTTTATAGGTACAAACACCTGCTTTACGTTTTCTGTCGAAACATTTGCTTCTGTTTCTGTTTTCAATTTACTTTTTGCCATAACCAATTATATAGTTTTTGTAATAGAATCAATATCAATCCGAAATAATAAGAAAGATAAGCGACAAACAAAGAAAGTGCAACAGAAACAAACGGGTTGCAGCCAATGTATAATAGTACAAGCAGAGAGAGCCAAAACGAACAGCATTTAGGACACTTCGCTATCTTGCTCGCCATCTTTGCCGCTTCTTCCGTCAATCCGAGGTGATGGGCTGTCACACCCACCACCATACAGATTAGAGCAATCAATAACCACCCCATTATCCTGCTGTGGCTGTTGTGATTGTAAGCGGTGTTTCGCTGACAAATGCACGGCTACAATTCTGACAAGCAGAAGCAGCTACAGAATTTACCACGCTACCTGCTGCTACGGTTGCGCCTGTCAGTGCGGTTGTAGAGTAGATAGGAATTGTGAAGTTCTGCGATAACGGCTGTTGCTTAGTGCAGCATCCACCGCCACAAGGTACATAAGAAATGATACCTTCTACATGGATAGTAGCTACATACTGATTAGTGCCTACCGAATCCAAAGAAACCACCGAGAACTGAGGATTGAATACTGGAGTTACATCAGCACATGTCTTGTAGCACAAACGCTGTGAGATGTTTACTTGTGCATAGTAAGGCGATGTAGTAGAGCCAGCCGCAAGCGTAGCGGTAATTACCGCAGGTTGAATCATGTTGCAATTCATAGTTATACAAAAATTAGCCCCCTATTAATATTCTACAATCGTGCCGAGGGCGTTGGCTCGATTATATCTTATAATACTTTTTCTGTACTTGTTTCGGAGGGAGCAGTACGGACACTATATCCCTCCGTCTGTCCCAAAGGAAGGTTGTAGTCAAGCAGCTTCTTTAATTCAGTCAAATCATCCTTGTCAAATATCAACTTACCTTCCATAAGTTCCAATTTCCCGTTAGCCAAAGCCTTGTCTATAATTCCGTGTGCCATAGCAGGAATGGCTTCATCAGGAACATTTGACAGGTACTTGTTCAGCATAGGCTGTACGATGCTGTTTGTAATAGGTTCAATCATTGGAGATAATTCCTGAGTCAATGACCAGTTCGGACTTACGAAACCTATGGATTTAACCTTGTTTTCTATTGCCTGAACAAAAGGGAAAGAAGCCATCTTAGCCTGAGATAGTTGTAACACCACTGGCTGTAGCCACTTGTTTAATACTGCTGCTAAAATCTGTGAATTTGTATATTGCATATATAAAAGTGTTTTAAAAGTTTAAGGGGCAGATATTTCACCGCCCCAAAAAATCCTTACTGAGCACAACCGCAGCAGCAAGTGTCGCAAACCTTATTGCTTGGTACAATAAACTGTGACAAAGACTGCAACTGAGCAATCTGAGCACTCATTGCGCTAATTGTAGCGGTCTGAGTAGCGTTCAAAGCTGTTTGCTGCAAGTTAACGGCAGTCTGAGCATCCTTGTTGGCACGTACTTCTACACCCAAAGCGTTAATCTTAGATGTGTAGTCGTTCACAACATCAACCAGCTTTTGGTCAACGTAAACCTGAGAACGCAGCAAAGCATTTTCTGATTTCAGAGAATCTGCTTCACGTGCCATGTTCAGTTCGTAACGGTTTACCATTGTGTTGTCAGAGCAACAACCTTCACCGTTACATCCCCAACCGCTGCGACCTAAGATATTACCACCGTTGATACCCAAGAAAGAAGCAATACCAGCAGCAGCCATAATATTCAGTTAGATTCGTTAATTCTAACCCGCCTAAAAGCAGCTGTATATTTCTATACAGATTTGACTATATCTTCACCTTTTTGGTGCTCCCCATTTCCATTCACTTGAATGTACTCTACTCGCTTATTCGGATTAACCTATGCTTTCGATAGTCGATGAACCTTTTCTTCGAATTGTTGATACCATTGCCATTTATACCCATGAGCTGTTTTTATTTTTACGCCTTTTTTATTTATGTATCCATTGCAGCACTTTCCTATGTCTGACGCAGCTTTTATATTACCACATACAGAAATAGCGGCTTCATTTGCTGAATCATAAATTGATATTACCTTATCTGTGAATTTATCTATTTGAACAACTTTCTTTCCAAACAAATTTCGATATTTTTGTTTATTTTCCTCGGTATGGTGCTTACCAAAAAACGGGTTCTTATTTCCAACTCTCATTTTTGACAATTCAGAAAGCCTATCAATCAATTCCTTTGATGGTTTCCATCCATAATTTGGGTTTTCTTTACCGAACTTTTTTTGGGTATTTTTACGCATTTTATTTATGCTCTCTTCTGTATGCTTTCTACCCTTCATCGGATGTCCTTTTTCTTTTATTGTATGCTTAGTGTTTTCTGATATTTTCAATCTTGAATCATTTGGCATTTCAAATCCTACATTACCAGCACCTCCTTCATTCATATTATAGCCACTTTTAAATGAATCAAAAAGTTTTATATAATACATTTCCTTTTCATTTAAAGTTTTAGCCATAACACCCAAGTCGTCAAATTCTTCCCTGAACAAAACTTCATATAAGAAATTTTCAACTCCATATTTTTTTCTTGCGTTATCCATTTTACTTCCACCATAAGATTGATTAATTCTAAAAAACTCAGAACGTCTTCTTTTCTCATTTGAAGTTTGTCCTATATATACCTTTCCACTTGGAGACGTATATTTATAAACTACTCCTTCCATATAATTATGCATTTATTTGTAAATATAGCAATATTAATTAACATTTCAAAGAACTTGGCTGCTGATTGTCCTCGTCTTTACGTTAGGAGTTTCCAGCAATTAAGGGAGTTTTAAGTGAGCAACTGCCTTATTTACCCACTGTGTTAAAATTACCTTGACCTGCGCCAGTCACGTTATAAGACTGACCGTCCATAGTTTTGATTTGCATAAATTTTAAAATTTATCTTGCGCTCTTTTGTCTTTGCGCCTTGACGACCTTGATTTCTCAAAGCTGACCGAAAGTATATATACAAGCAAATCAAGACTAATAAGTATAAAAATATTTTATTGACTTAATAATCAAATAGTTATAAATAATACCGAATATATTTGGATTTTAGTGATATTATTATTACATTAGTGAATTAATTGAATCATAGTGTATTATATGGAATCGAAGATTGAGAAATTGAGTAGATTTGCATCAAAACATTTCGGAATTGAAGAAAAAAAACTTTACAGTTCAAGCAGAAGCAGTCAGATACCACTTGCAAGGCATTTTGTATGGTATTATCTTCACAAGGAATTAAACGTATCAATAGGTACATTATCCAAAGAGTTTTTCAGAAGCAAAAGAGCCGTATTCAAAGGAATAAGCAACATCGGCTGGATGATTAACAATCAGAGAATATACAAGGATATGTATAGCAACTTTACGGAAGAATACAAGAAAGCCACACCTTGACTAAGGCATGGCTAACTTTTAAGCAAATACATTTTGTAATTAACGCTTTAATTAGTATATTTGCTGCAAATCATACAAAGTATGACAAAGATAATGAATTTTTCTGAATCTGCAAACGATAGCTTGCAAATTTCAGCGTCAGCCAACGAAAAAGGTATTGAAATCATTAAAAGTGTAGCTGACTTCTATAAAGCAGTGCCACTTACAACATCTCTTAATGTAGCGGAAATATTCGGCAAACAACATGCACACGTGTTAAGAGATATAAAAGCTCTTGATTGTAGTAAGGAATTTACTGAATCCAATTTTGGATTGAGTGAATACACAGACCCAACAGGCAGAAAACTACCGTATTATACTATGACACGTGACGGTTTTACATTCTTAGTTATGGGTTATAGAGGAAAGAAAGCGGCAGCATTTAAAGAAGCATATATCAAAGCGTTCAATCAAATGGAGAAAGAGCTTAATAGTTGGCGCAACACAAGGGATAAGGCTAAACTTATACGAAAATCTTTGACGGATGCAATAAAGAACAACCTTGACACTGAAAAGCTTTTTGTTTACTCCAACTATACCAAACTGGCGGTTAAGAAGGCTTTCGGCAAATCAATAGAACAAATTAGGGTAGAAAAGGGAATATCAAAATCGGATAATCTACGCAATTATTTGAACGCCTCCGAAATAGAAAGACTTGATTATTTTGAGGGCAAAATAGCAAGTATGGTTGATGCTTTTAAAATACTTGACATGAGTGATAAAGAGATTTATGCGAAAATAAAAAATGCAAATATTAGATAAATAAAGAAAGCCACCTCATAATCGGGGTGGCTAACTTGTTTGTATATGAATTATGAAAAAGAAATTACACTACTTCCACTTTCAATACACGTCCTTGAACACCTGCCTTTGATTTAGACATTGAGTTCCAAAGATTATACATCAATCTCAAATGTTCAGTCTGCATTTTCATTTCGGCAAACAAAGGACTTTCTACTGGTGGATTTAACAAGAAGTTATATATTCCGCTAACCTTGACGTTTGTGTCCGCACTAAAATATCTTATACTTTCAGTTATTGCAGCCAAAGCATCAGCGGTTTCTTCTGTGATACCGCTTATAGATTTAGACAATCCACTCATCGTATCACCCTCGTCCGCAGCACCTAAATCAAAGCTTCCGGCTATCGCTTTCCAAAACTCATTTAACTGAGGTATAACTTGGTCTATCTTATTTTGTATCTCTTCCGCTTCTTTCGGTGTAAATACTGAATCCTGCAACATACCGTCAAGCATATCCATGACAGGTTTCAAATACTTTTCAGTGCCTTTCAGCATCAACTGTTTGGCTACTACATTCTGAATATACTCATCCCATTTGTCGCTAAGAGCATCAAGACCGTCACCAGTTTCCATATAGGCTTCAAGCCAAGCATCAGCAAATTCTTGTGCGGCAGACTTGACATTTGCATCACTTCCGAATCCTCCTAAGTCAGCTATAAACTGTTCTTCCAATTCCTTTATAGCGTCAAGATTGTCTTGTATCTGATTCTGCCATTCCTTTATTCTATCATCGTCAGGTTTCTTCTTGTCTTGTTCCGCTGCTATTGCATTTCTCAAAGCCTCATTCTGTGCTTCCAAATTAGCAACAGACTGTTCGTATGAAGCCTTGTATGTGTTGATAGAATATGCACCTTCGATAGCTCCCTGCAACTTCTCATAAGAACGCTGCAATTCTTCTATCAAATCTATTTGACGCTGAATCTCTTTTTCTCGTTTGTTGTCGTGGATATTTATTATTGACTTGACTACACTTGCCACACCGCTTATAGCTTGCAAGCCACCGCCTATAATATCTCCTGACGCTATACGTCCTACACCCATTCCCAAACTTACAGCACCGTCAGCTATACCTTTGATATTGTTAAGCATTTCTTTTGCTTCGTCACTTGCACCGAATATATCCATAAGGTTTTCGGCTGCTCCAAACGCTGCATCAGATACACTGTTTATAATACTTTCAAGTCTAGTATAATAGTCAAGCTGTGTTTCTCCTTCCTGCTTGCCTTTCAGTATGGCTTCATACAACGCACGGAAAGGATTCTTCTTCTGTATTTCATCGGCAACCTGATTATTCTGTTTCAGTAACTGCTGATATTGCTGTTTTGTAAGTGTAACCTGCTTGGTTATTCCGTCCTTATCCGTATAAGACGAAGAATATCCTTTTATATCACCTTTGTCGCCTTTTATCTCTGTTCTGTTAGCAATAATTTCATCGGTTATCCTAGACAGTTCAAGCAATGAATTTACGCTTATATCATTCAAGTCACCGAATAGTCTTTGCCAAAAGTCCGTAAGCTGCAACGCTTCACTCTTTAACTGTAAAAGAGCATCCTCGCCAGCTTGTATTCTTAATTTCAACAGTTCTTCCTGCTCCTTGTTTACGGCTTTGCCCATAGCTTTCTGTTCTTCCAATAAAGCTAAAGCGTCCTTGTCGGCAAACAGATTGGTCTGAACTGTCTGCATCTTTTCTTGGTTGGTCTGATACTTCTCACGTAGTTTAGCAAGTTCATCGAATCTCTTTCTAGCTTCCTTTACTTCCAAAGCCGTAAGCTGCTCTTGGAATTTTCTAGCTTGCTTTATTTGGTCGTCACCGCCTTGTTTCTGTAAGTCAGATATAACCTTTCTTACCTTTTCAGCAACTTCTTCAAAAGTAGTAGCGTCAAGACCAACCATAGATATCTCTTCATCAGTTACTCCTAAATCTTGAAGCATATTCTTGAAAGCACCTGCATCTATTCCTGCTGATTGAAGTTCGAGGTTAAACTCATAGTTAGAGAAAATATCATCAATCTGTCTTTGTATTTCTTCAAGACCTTCTGCCTTAACCTTGATATTCTGTTCGGATTTCAGAGGTGCTAAAGCTTCATCTACGGCTTCCTTACCGCCTTGTATTGTTTTGTAGGTAAGGTTTTCTATACCTTTTACAACTCCTTCCGTATCAAATGACATAGCAATGTCAAGGTCTAAATTACTGAAAGCATCAGCAAACGATTCACGTACCTGCTTGATAGCATCTTCTTCGCTGTAATATTGTCTTAGCTTCTTGTATTCATCTCCTGCTTTCTTGATTAATGCTATTTGGTCTTTAAGACGTTTCAATTCAGAATTTTGCTTTGAAGTCTTAGTTCCCTTTTCTTCAAGTTCACCCCAGTCTTTAAGGGTGTTTTTGACTTGAACCATCTTTTTATTCAACTCATCAAGTCTTTGTGCATTTGTCTTGTCAGGGTACAATTCCTGATTAGCCCTTTTTATCTTTTCTGCTTCTTCTACTAAGTCCTTATATTCATTTTTAAGGTCATTAAAGTATTTAGAAGTGCCCTCTCCTGCTTCAACTTTAGGGACTAAAGAAAACTCTTTGGATTTAAGGTAATCATTTACTCTTTTCTCCATATCAGAGAATTGCTTTTCAATCTTTCCTTCAATGTTAAGCTTTACCCCTATATTTACTTCAAATTGGGTTTGAACAAACTTTCTAACAGCTTCGTCTTTAATATCAAGCAACCTTATAAACTCTTCTGTGGCTTTTTGCGCAGATTTTCTGCCTTCTTCTGTTGAAATGTCAAAAGCAGACTTATATCCTTCCGCTATTTGCTTTATACTTTCAGAAAGTTTACCATTTGAATCATTGAGAGCATCGTTAGCTTTTTCGGCTTTTCTAGCTTCTTCTTGATAATCGTATATTATATCTCTCAAATCTCCAATATTTACACCTGTTGTATTACTTACTACAAAATACATCTTCTGTATCTTATCGTATGTAGACATGGAGCTTTTTGCAATATCGTCAAGCTGTTTCTGCAATTCTTTAGAAGCGTATTTATTTGTAGCAAAATATTCCTTTATTCTTGCACTCATTTGAATAAATCCGCTAGAAACGTTATCCATGCTTGACTTATAGTTTTGCTGCTCCTTTGAGGCATCTTTTATGTTTTCTACAAGACCTTCATTCCAAAAAGTTTCGGTTTGTCTTGACAGATATGACAGATATGTTGTTTTTTCAAGTTCCTCATTTAATATTTTTTGGGCAGAAGTCAAATCTACCGTTCCGTCCTTTTGCTTTACAATTCCACTATATACTTCGGGGAATTTGTTTTTTAAATCATTAAGAAGTGTATTTAACTTCTCTCTTTCTTTGTTGGCTTCACTTTCTACTTCGTAATATTCCTTAGTTCCTTTCTTTATGGATTCTAGTGAATCTAAGGATTTTCTTATTTTTTCATTTTGTTCTTCTATTTTAGAAGTGATAGAGTTGAAGCTTTTCCCTGTTTCTTTTACACTGTTTACTAAGACATCATAAGCCTTTTTATTTTCCTCAACTTTCTTTACATGGTCGTATAGTTCATAACCTAAATATGCTACTGCGGAAGCAATCATTACAAACGGATTGGCTTTAGCAAAAGCAATCAAAGAGTTAAATACTTTAATCGTTTTAGCGGTAGCACCAACAAGACCACTTTGTGCGGCAGTAGCAGCAATAGAGCTTGCAGCAAAGGCATTGTTGGCTTTAGCGGCAAGTAAAACTTTAGCTGTGTATAAAACAAACCCTACCGAAGCTGCATTTATAAGATTGGCAAATATTTCCCAATTTTCTACAATAGTTCTTACAGAAGCTACGATATTTTTAATTATGCCATCATTTGCCTTACCTATATCGTTCAGCATAATATCTATACTATCCTGCAAGTTTGACATTTGCCCCGCCAAAGTTTCAGCTTGTCTTTCCTGCATGTTATAGAATACACCTCCTGCTGATGTTACACGCTTAAACACTTCTTCCACATCTCCAAAAGCAACCATTTTCTTGGTAACACGGTCTTGTACTTCTCCTATCGTAACCATTTTGCCTTCAAGTTCAGTATAGTATTTAGCAAGTTCACCAAGAATGTTAAGACCTGCTTCTGTAAATTGCCTTACTTCAGTTCCACGCAAAACATTCGCGGCTTTCACCTGTCCGAAAGCCAAAATCAATCGTTGCATATCTATACCAAGACCTGCCGATACATCAGCAAGCATTTTAGTTGTATCGTACAACTTTTCGTATTCTACCTGATAAGCAGACAAAGACTTTGTATAAGTAGTCAATTCCTTCAATGTAAAAGGTGACTTAACCGCCAATTCTGTAATCTGCGCAAACAACTTGTCGGCTTTATCTTTATTCTGTAAGATAGAAGCAAGTGCGGTATTCTGCAATTCAAATTCTCCACGAACTTTAACCAAGTTCATAAGATAGCCTTGTATCTGAGAAACAGAGAAAATCAAAGCAAGCTTTCTCATTAACTGGTCGGAGGTATTCATCAGATTCTGATGTGACCTTATTATCCTTCCGTAAGAATCTACCTGACCTTGATTTAGTTTATTCAGTCTTTCTATCTCTGAACGAATCTTAGATATGTTTGCAGAATAATCTTTGCCTGTCTTTAAAAGCATCTCTTCTGCCTGACGAAGCTTCGCTATCTTGTTGATACGTTGAGTAACCAAAGCTTCCGAACTAGCCATAGCACGGTTGTAGGCATCAATAGCTTTTGTATTAACTCGTGAACTACTTTGTTCTTCGGTTACTTGCTTCTGTTTTTTTCTATATTTTTCTAATTGCTCCGTTTTCTTTTTTAACGCCTCTATTTCCTTGTTGAGCCGTTCTATTTCCTTGTCGTTTGTTACAGACTTCTGTTTAGTCTGACTGTTGTTGTATTTATTGATAGCAGCAGCAGCCTTTGATATTGCGTTTGAGAATTGTTCTATTTGGGCAGTTCCTTTGCTTACATTAGAAACACCTTGTGCAAACTTTGATATATCCATAGAATTTATCTTAGACTGCATCTCGGTCAACTTCTTTAGCAAGCTGTCGGAATTGGATGCCATTTTAGTCATTGCCAAGCCAAACTTCTGTGCCATCAATTCAGAATCTTTAGATATGTCGTTAATCTTCTTGTCTATCTTGTCTATATTGTCAAGTACCGATTTCGGTATCTCCAACTCTTTACCTATTGCAAAATCTTCTGCCATATATATAAGTTTTAAATCGTAGGTTTAAGACCTAAAGCCTTCATCAAATCTTCGGGATTGTCAAAGGATTGTGCGTTCTTGTTCTCTGATTCTTTTTCAGAAAGGTATCTTACATGTGTGAAGTCGTAAGAAGCAAGCCTTATCTGCGGTATAGTCCATTCCCAAAGATATTCCTCTCTAGTTACATAAGGGTTAGCTTTGAGGAAGTCAATCATCTGTCCGTATTCTGTTCTGCTGACAATGATTTCTGTTCGTCCATCCTCGTCTTTATCCCCAACGCCATCTCCCTTATCATTGTTATAGCGTTGGTACTCTCGAAAAAATAGTCCATCGAAAGCATGTTCATAATCTCTACTAAAAGACCTATCCAGTATTTCTGATTGGTATTCCACATTATCGTGTCACGTACAGCTTCGTATTCCTCACTGTATATTTTACGTTTGTAATCACTGAAAATACGGTCTTTGTCGTTAAGGATAGCCAATACTATTACGTGAGCAACAGAGGGCAAATTAACCGAATACTGCTTGATTATATCGACCATATTTCCTTTCTCTGCCTTTTGTATCTTACACGATTCTTCCGCTATCAGCCATTGAGTGCCGGGCTTTAAAGCCGTAATAGGAAACTCTGTTTTCCCCATTTTAGCAATAGTAGGACTGTCGTTCATAATCTGAGCAAGTCTTTCCATTGCTTCCAATGATACTTCCTTTATTTCTTTCTTTCTTCTTGTAGCCATAATTCATATACCATTTTATAACCAAAAAGGGCAGTGGCAAAACTACCACCACCCTTTCCTTTTATAGAGTTTTGTTACTCTCCAATTATTCCCCAGCCAATTCAGGGATAACTGTTTCAAGCTTTTCAGCAGGAACAAAAGCAACAGTAGCTTTCTTCTTGCCGCTGTCAACAGTCAATTCGCCTTCAACAGCTGTACCTGAAATAGCACATTCACTCGAACTTGTTTTCAGTGAAGCAAGTACCGCACGAGCGTCAATCTGAATCTTCGGACATACTACACACATGTCGCTAGACCCGAATTTCATGATAGCCATAGCGTAAAGTGTCTTGTAAGCGGAAGGTGCAAGATATACATCGGTATCAGTGCTACCAGCAACCCAGCCACCGAAGTTAGCAAGGATTTCACCCTGCAAGTCAAGTGAAGTAGCTGCAAACTGCCAAGAACCCAATACTACGTTCTTAATTGCAGGTTCAGACTTGGTTTCACAGTCACGCTGGTTGGTTGTATTTTCATCTTGCTGCAAGGAAACACTATCCGCAAGCAAAGTGTCAAATGTGAAAGACTTTGTACCCAAAGCATCACCTTCATACGGAATAAGCTTCAACTCTGTCAATCCGTAAAGCAAAATCTTGTTTTTATCAAGAGCATTGTTTGTTATTGCCATAATTATATCTGTTTTTAAAGTTTAAACAATCAATAAATTCAACAAGGTAACGTGACAATCCATACCTCTTTCGTAGTCATAGTCAGGGTACGTCTTATCCCTTGTAATGAAATAATGTTCGCTTTTGTAGCTTTTTATAAGTTGAAAAAGTTTCTTATCTATATCGCCAAGACTAACTTCCCCATCGGGTACTGCATAGCAATATACCGCTATCGTAGCTTTCCCACACCCTCCTAAATCCTGAATGGCATCCGATATGTCAACGAGAACCATTTCGTTCAATTCTCTCTCTATACCGTCAGGCAAACGGTCAAAATATAAGTTCAGCGTCAGCTTATCTTCTCCGTAGAAAAGACCGTGAAAGAAATCATACACATTCTGTATTTCAAGACTATCCTTTATCATAATCACAAATTTATATCTCTTACCGTACCTTTATATTTGTCTGCCAAAGCTTTTATGTCAGAACTTACACCCGAAATAACCTTGTATTTTCTCTTTAGATTACCTTTACCTTTTTCAAGTATCTCGCCGTAGAACATTGCTACTGCAATAACTAATACAAGTCCATCACCGCTTGGTCTATACGAATCAAGAAAGTTGTTTATTTCATTATGTCCGTATTCGTCCTGACCTGAATACTTGTTATATCTAGGTTGTGTTGCCTTCTGCGATAAAATACGCTTAGTACCTGATACTAACATTTTTTTGTAATACACCGCACATCCGTATGAATCGTGCAAGTTCTGTGTCTTGTCTTTTTTGAAGTCTGCGGTGAGAAAAGCTTTGTTTATCAACTTTCTTCCATCGTCTGCCAGTTTCTCGGCATATTTCTGTATGTATTTGTCCTTGAAACTGCTCATACCTTTCTGTCTTTTAAGTAAACCGCACAACCGCCAAGCTGTGTAGGGAAAAGCCCGAATATCTCTCCCTCAACCTTAACACCGTAGAAAGAACCTTTGAACACCATTCCTTTCTCTACACCAACGCCCTTATCCTTGTCAAAAGGGAAATATACATTGTATGTAGAAGCGAACACCCCCGAAGAATCACTCTTCTGTGCCTCCTGAATGTCACACTTGGTTTCAAAGACAAGCACCTCTTCCAACTTTTGCTGAGAAGGCGGCTTGCTCATATCTTTCTCCAAACGGTAGAAAGCACCATCAAACGGATATTCTCGTATAAGGTTCTTGTCTGCAATCATAAAGCTACATTTTATATATATTATTCAAGCCACTGAACAGTGCCCTCTTCGACACTGCTCAGTTTCTCATCATCCCATTTTCTATATAATGCAATCATCGTATTATAGATACCTTTCTTGTCATTAATCGTCTGACTACCTACTGTCTTTGAATAAGCCCCATGCTGCTGTGTTATACTAGAAGAAGAATTTGGGGAAAGGTACATGGCAAACAAAACATCAGCTAACAGCAAATCTTTCTGTTTCTGTTCAAGCTGAGAAAAATCCGTTACGTCAAGTACGCCCCTTTCCATTGCAATACGTTTGCACAGCGAGGCATCCATCACAAAATTACCAGCCAATGTGGAAATATATTCTATAATATCAAACTGCACCATAATACATTACCCTAAATTAATCACCCAAAGTTGTAGTTCCTTCACCTGCCTCGTCTGTCTTGACAAGAATGTGTTTTGTAAATTCTGTCAATGTAGGAGCAGCAGAAACAACTGTTTCAGTAGACCATTCCTGATAGTCACCGTTGTCACGGTTGATGTTAATCAATGTAAACAGACCGCCTTCACCAACAGGAGCAAACACCTTAGATACAGATTTAGCACCTGCTCTGTCGTGCATCTTCTTGTCAAGAATATCTGTGTGCATGATATAACCAGCATATCCCGCAGGACGCAATACAGCCATGTTGCTCTTCCATCCGCTAACCATTGTAGAGAAGTTGTTCTGTTTTTCAACGATAATTTCAATAGGTGAAATCTTACCGTACTTAGCGATAGCAATATTTGCTTCGTCAGGTGTTACGATAGATGTTTCAGGAACAACGATACCGACAAGTGCCTTAGAGAACTTAACCCATTCGATTACCTGCTCGTTGGTCAGGAATGTATTCATCCACATATCGTAAGGAATCTGCCATTTCATAGCACCTTCAAAACCAGTTTTCATGCGGAAGTCATTCTCAATCTTAGCCATTTGGTCTAAAATCTTTGTAGACTTGGTAGCCCAAGCACCTGTACCTGCCTTCTGAATATTTTCTTTAGGCAACTGCATGTCATGGTAGTATTTCAGACCACGACCGTTTGTGTAGTCAATCTTACCAGTAGACAGTAACTGTGCAGACATGTTTGATAAAGCCTGATTCAGTGAATCCACCTGCTTCTGAACTTGTTTAGTCCACTGCATGATAAGTGCTTTGTCACGACCGTACTGGTCTAAGATGTCATTTTCATAGCTTCTTTCAAAAGCGTTTTCGTAGTAGCCGAAAGAAATCAAGTCAGGAATAGTACCAGTTCTCCACGCTGTTCCTTCACGGTCAATAGCCTTAGAACGACCAAGCGGAGCACGTACTTCTGCCATCGGAGCGATGGTTTCAATAACTTCCTCAACATGATAAGCCGCTACGCCCTTTTCATCGGTAGGAGTAGTTTCAGGATTGATTTCAAACTGACTTCTCCAAAAACCGAAATTGGTGCGCAAAAGAGCATCTTCGTTTACGTAAGTACGCAGCATTGTAGCATCCGAATAGAATTGTGCGTACATGCTGTTTTTAATATCGAATTTTGCCATTTCTTACCTCCTTCTTTAATTAAACCTCATACCAACCGTTGATACGGCTCTTGTTTAAATCCAACACACATTTAGGCATAGGCGACATCTTGTGAATGTACATTGTGCTATGCAGCATCGGTGTAATGTTTACACGTACCTTGCTTACATCCTTGTAGTTGTTAGTCATAGGATAGTAAACGAAGTCATAGTCACACGGAGCAACAGCACTGATATTCTTCACAAGCATTGTACCAGTAGCAGTTTGTGATTCATCTTGTGCTTCAACCAAAATATCACCGTCAGTCAGACTTGCAATTTCAGTATCTACAACAACTTCCCAAACGTCTTTGCCACCGTCAGTAGATTCAGTTACGGAAGTAACCTTAGAAGCCTGACCGCCTTCAGCACCGATAGTATCAGGTGCTTTCATCAATACGTCACCTACAAACGGAACATGTGAATATCCGTCACGGTAGATTTTAATAGTAGTGGTTGACTGTGATTTAACCTTGAATGTTTTCAACAGATAAGCTTCGGGATGTTCACCCTTGTCGTCTGTTCTGAACTCAAACAAGTCACCTGCATAGATTTTAGCAAATCCTTTGAAAGGATTCATCCAAGTAGCACCGAATGTAGGAGCAACCAAATCGTTTTTCTGTCCGCTAATATCAACGAACACCGAACGTTGACCTCCAATATCACCAGCAGCACTTAATTGTACCCTTGCATAAGCAACTCCAGGCACTCTGTAAGCATCATAATAATTACTCATTCTTTCTTCTCCTTGTTTAATTTGTTAGACTTTTTTGTTCTCCTGCATCTTCTCTCTTTCTTTTCTGATGTCCTCGAACATAGTTTTATATTTCTTGGTATCACCGTTGGAAGCATTTTTAGGACTAGCCCCGTCACCGACATCTGCTCTTGAACGGTTGTAAATTTTAAGGAAAGAATCTGCCTTAGCATCAACATCCATATCTTCCGTAATATTGATTTCCGAAAGAAAATCACTCATCCATTCCTCATCCTTTACACCTTTCTTCTTCAAAGCCGAAGCAAGCTCGTTACGTTTTGCCTTGATAGCATTTTCACGCTTGCCTGCGTTCATTTCTTCTCGCATCGCCTTGATTTCATCCATAAGAGTTTTAATCTGCGGATTGTCCGAATCACTGCTACCAGCAGGTTTCGGTTCTTGGTCGGGATGTTCCTTTTTCCATTGATTGACAAAATCGGAATTGTCCTTTTCGGCATTTGAGTTCATTACGCTGAAAGTATCTTTCACCTTTGCAATGAAGTCATTCAATTCCATTTCATCATTCGCAACTAGAGGCATTAGGGATTCTAACTGCTTCTGTATGCTTCTTTCCGACATGCGCAAGGGTTTCTTGCCGCTATTCGTCAAAATACCTTTGAGGCTTTCAAAGGATTCTTCCTTAGTGAATTTCATAAACTTGCAATTATAAAAATTTAACTTATCGCAAATATAAACACTTTTGTAATCATTACAATAGGAATTGCTATCAACTTAGTTCACTATGAACTAACTTTTTAGATACATATTTATATTTATATTATTTATTTGTATATTTGCGTATGTAAAGGGATAGAAAGGAGTAATTAACCTTTCGAAAAGGGACTTTCCATGATTCGCCCTTCCCTTTATTTTTGTGAATTGTGGAATTAAGTTAATTTTTAAAATTTTAGAATTATGGCTAAGGGTGTTAGAATGAATCAAGAATCATTCCTTGCAAGAATGAAAGAGTTGTTTGGTGATAAATACGATTTTTCTGAATCCGTTTTTATCAGTAGCGATGAGGATGTAACATATACTTGCCCGAAACACGGCAAGGTTACAACTAAAGCTAGAAATTTACTTGCAGGATATGGATGTAAGCTTTGCGCTAGAGAAGAGGTGAAAAAGAAACTCACATGGACGCAGGAAAAGTTTTTGGAAGAAGCAGAAAAAGTAAACAAAGGGCGGTGCGACCTATCTAAAGTGAAATATGTAAACAATAATACAAAGATAGAAATAATATGTAGAGAACACGGCTCTTATTGGACTTTACCAAGAACATTCTTATCGGGACACCAATGTCCGAAATGTCAAGGGAAATACAATGACACTGAATACTTCAAGGAAAGAGGAACGTTGCTGCATAAAGGCAGATATGACTATTCTAAGGTAGAATATATAAATTCAACTACACCTGTATATATTATATGCAGAAGATGTGGAAAAGGTTTTTGGCAGACACCAAGCGCACATTTAAGAGGTAGCGGATGCGAATGTTACGCAAGAGAAGCCAAATCAAAGGCTGCTAAAAAAGAGCTTATCTACGGAGTTGCAGTAAATGATTATGAGGGATATATAATAGACGAGAATGGGGAGTATTTGGATAGTTACAACACGTGGTTTCAAATGATAAGAAGATGTTATAACGAAAAAGAAAGAGATAAACATCCTACTTACAATGACTGCTTTGTGTGTGATGATTGGCTTAAATTCTCCAATTTCAAAAAGTGGTTTGACAATCCCGAAAATGGCTATATGAAAGGCTATCAACTTGACAAGGATATAATATGTAAAAGTAATAAAGAGTATTGTCCTGAAAAGTGTTGTTTTGTTCCGAATGAACTTAATTCTATCACCACTAAGGCAAATACATTAAGAGGCGACACTCCTATTGGAGTATCAAAATACGGCAATAGATATAGGGCTGCTTATAGCAGATTGAATAAGTTGATACATTTAGGAATGTACAGTACGCCCGAAGAAGCTTTTAATGTTTACAAGAAAGCAAAAGAAGCTTGGATGAAGGAATACGGAGAAATGCTATTTAACGAAGGTAAAATAACTTTACGAGTTAAAGAGGCTTTAGAGAGATATAAAGTATATATAACTGATTGAAATGCAAGAAGATGGAAAAAGAATTAAAATAATTAGACCGCAACAAGGATTTCAAATAAATTTTACAAAGAGCAATGTAGATTTTTTGGTTGCGGGTGCTGCTATGGGTGTAGGAAAGTCCTTTGCAGCATTACTTATGGCAGCCGAACATGTTTCAGACCCTAACTTTCGTATGGTATATCTGCGAAGAAATATATCGGATGTTAAGGCTGGTGGCGCAGGTGCGGATGAAGCTTTGAAAATATATGGGGACGTAGCTAGCATGAAAATGTCAGATAGTCCCCGATTGACTTTTCCTAGTGGGGCTTTTATAGATTTTACCCACATGAGCGACCAAACACCCGACAAGGTGCTTGAAAGAATAAGGGGATGGGCTTATTCGTGCGTGTATGTAGATGAGGGTACTGGTTTTGAATGGAGTACGATTAAGCTTATTTTCTCACGTAACCGTTCGGCTGGTAAATGGAGTGGAAAAGTAAGAATCACATGCAACCCGAAAAAGTCACATTGGTTACGTAAATGGTTGGATTGGTACATAGACCCTATAACTGGTTATCCAATACCCGAAAGGGACGGTATCGTGAGATACTTTTATATTAAAGGTGAGAAGATTGAAGATGTAGTATTTGGAGATACACCCGAAGATGTTTACAATCAGTGCCGCTATCAGATAGACCCTATTGTAAAAAAGATGAATGAGGGCGGTCACAATTACACATACAAGAATCTGATAAAAAGCACGACATTTTATAGTGGTAAGCTTTCGGACAATCAGGAGTTGCTTAAAATGAATCCCAACTATATGGGTTCTGTTGCCGCAATGGGAGAAAGACAAGCTGCCGCAAACTTGATGGGTTGTTGGAACGTAGACCCCGAAGAAGAAAGCGACATCCCGATTTCATACGAAAGAGCCGAAAGCGTTTTTAACAACGACCCACGAAAGAACAACGACAAATGGATAACGGCAGACTTGGCTGACACTGGTGACGATAACACGGTAATACTTGTTTGGAACGGTCTGCATATCATAGACTATAAGATATTATGTACAAGTACGCCACGACTTAACGCAGAGATGCTGATGCAGATGGCAGAAAGACACGGAATACCTGACAATCATATAATCTACGATGCTATCAGGGCTGCTTATATAAACGACTATATCAACGGTGCGATAGGTTTTAAATCATACAACAGACCAAATGGGTTGTATTGGCGTATGCACTACAACATGAAGGACGAGTGCTACGGACGATTGGTAGAGGTTATAAAGAGAGGTTTGCTTTCATTTGAGGATTCTATTGCGGAAGCTATTTATCCTCACAAGAGAATGAGCAATCCCATTACGATAAAGACGGAATTTATAGAAGAGTGTTCTGTCGTGAGATGGAAAGGTTTGCCCAGTGGCAAAAAGACGCTTTTCAACAAGAAGGAAATGAATCAGATGTTGGGAAAGAACAGGTCTATGGACTTGCTAGACCCTATTGCAATGAGGATGCTTCCTCTGTTGAAATATGAATACGGTCAGGAACTTATAGCTTCGGAAGTGGCGTTGGAAGAGGATAACGATTTAGGATTGGATAAGGCAAACGTATTTGACGATAGTTTTTGGAGTTAGTATTTTAAATATAAGAGATATATATGGCGATAGCGATAGAGGACATTACGAAGATTATAGACGATGGCAAGAAGATGAAGCATGAGATAAGCGTCAGAGATATATTCTACGTTATTCTTTGCAGAAGCTTCAAGGACAAGAACATTGTCTATGCAGGTCTTTTCGGTAAGGACTTTACTTCTGATGTACTTGACAAGTACGACAAAAGTCAGAAGATGCGGTATTTGAGAAAATACATGAAGTCCAATTATGCGGATAAGGGAGATGTAAACACGGCAACTAGCTGCAAGGTAAAGTACGATGATATTACCTTTGAAGAAAACAAGGAACAGTTGATTAAGAACCTTGCAAAGATTAAGGAGATGAACGAGAACGGTGAACTTGACGCTAAGGATTTTATCAAGCTTGATATTGAAATCCGTACAAAGCTGAACGACAAGTTTGCTGTATCGGAGAAGCAGGACGAGCAGAGGATAATCGTAGAAACCAAGTTCAACACGATATGTCCTCATACACATAGGGAGTGTTGGGTGCAGACAAAGGAATATGCGATGCAGCATTGGAATTTGATTGAGAACCCGAATAGTATTAAAGAACACGAAAACGAGAACGGAGATGAATAGTAAGACTAGAAAACTTATTGATGAATTGTTGGCAGACCCTGAAAAGCTTTTGGAGAAGAAGCCTTTCACGAGGGGCACTGTCGCTGGTAATAACTGCCACTATGGTTTCTTGGATAAGGAAGTTTCCATAAACGGCAAGATTCAGGCTACGCTGTCTAATATCAAGAGAAACGTAGTAAGTCAAGACGAGTTTGTCAGAGAACTAGACCCTATGAGCCACAAGGTACTGTTTGACGAGAATATACCGTCCATTACTATGAAGAACAAGAAAGGGCAGATGTATGAGATAGAATACAAGAAAATGGCTGTTCCTTATCAGAGATTAATCAGGGACAAGCACGTTCTTCACTTGTGCGGAAATCCTATGCAGTTCACGTTGATGAATACAGAGCCTGACGAAAAACAGAACAAGGCGTTCATTGATTTCAAGCAGTATTGGAATTTGAGAAATATGGACGGTATGCGTACAAAGGCTGTAAGTGCGCAGAAGTCTTACGGAGATGCAGGTCTTTTGTTTTACTTTGACTACAAGGGAAGAATCAAGGCTAGACTATTAAGCTACGAAGATGGATATATTCTTTGCCCTCACAATGACGAGAACGGTGACAGAATACTTGAATCGGTGTATTATTCAGTAGGAGATACGCAGTACATTGACAGCTATGACGATACGTATATGTACAGATATGTATGCGAATGGAATGACGACAGCGTAAATCCTTATAGCTGGATAATGGAAAAGCCAGTGCCGCACGGATTCAGTGAGATACCTTTGGTGACTAAGAGAGGTCGTGTAGCTTGGGATAACGTACAGAGCATAATCGAAGTTTACGAGGTTATATACAACGTGTTCTTGGTTATTCAGAAGCGGCACGGTTGGGGTATCTTGTATGTAAAAGGTAACTTCAAGGCTTTGTCTGAAAAGGTCGCAGGTGCGGTCATTCTGAATGACACTTCTATGGAAGGCAACGGTAGTGCAGATTTCAAGACACCGCCTAGTCCGCAGAATATGATTGATACGCTTGGTCTTATGGAAGAAACCATTCAGAAAGGATGCGGTGCTACTTTCCTTCTGCCTAAAGATGTAAAAAGTTCAGGTGATATTTCGGCTCAGGCTATCATGCTTACACAGTCTTTGGATATTGAAACAGCCCTGCAGGGTGTTATTGACTGGCAGAATTTTGCGGATAAGATGTGCCGGTTGTTTAAGGAAGGACTTGCAAAGGAACTTGTCAATAACGGCAAGAATCTTACGGCTGTGACTGATTTTGAAAGCATAGACATTAATGCGAAGTTCAAGGTATGGCGACCGCAGAACGATACAGAATACAACAACATGCTTATTTCTCTTAAAGGCGCAGGTGGCATTTCGGAAGAAACGCTGATTGACAAGAATACTGAAAGTTCACCTGACGAAAAGATTAGAATGAAAAAGCAGAAAGAGGAAGAGTTTAAGCTTAAAGAAAAAGAAATGTCCTTGCAATACGGGAACAATAATAACGGAGATGGTGGAAACAGTAATGTTGATTCAAATCAAAATGGCGTAGGAGGCGCAAGTAAAGAGTAAATGGAGTGGTCGGAAATAGTACAGAATGTATTAGTCCCAGTTGGAGCATTTCTTGGCGGTGGATGGATTCTCAATTTCTACAATGCAAAACCAAAGAAAAACAGCATTGAGATTGAGAATATGCGTACTGTGATTGACGAGTTGCAAGATGTTATCAAGCAAAACACGGAAAGCAGTAAAGAATACCGAAAGACTACTACCGAAGAAATAAACGCTTTAAAAAAAGAGGTAAGGGAATTGTCTTTGAGGGTTGATATAAAACACGAAGCTATCTACGCTTCAAGCGGATGCAAGTTCGTAAAGAAAGCAGAAGATTGTATTGTTATGCAGACTTTCAAAGAGAAATGTCAACAGTGTGGTATAAACAATAACTAATTTTTAAAAAGGAGGTAAATATGTCTTTTATGAGTGACAAGATAAGAAACGGTGGAGAGATAACAAGTCAGGGAGAATTTAACAAGGTTGATTCTTTCTATATCATGCTTGTACCTAAATCCACCGATGCGGCTTCGGTATACGTAATAAACGTACAGCTTGCAGATAATACTGGGCTTGTGGATTTCCCATTCATGTCAAGTACGTGGAATCCTGTCGTATGTACGAAGCTTAACGTAAAGCCGGAAGATTTGACAAGTTACAGAATTTTTTACGGTATGGAATAGCTATGGGTGGATTCAATATAGGAATTGGTGTAGGGTTAAGATACCCTGCACCTAAATTGGGAAATGCAAACGTAAATCCTCCTGAGCCTGATATAACGGATGCTTTGCTGATGGAGGACGGAAGTTTGTTTCTTATGGAAGATGGAAGCTATTTTATACTTGAAGATAGTGCGGTTTTACAGACTTTCAGTGTTAATCAGGTAAATGATACCAATACGACTACGAAAACAAGAAAAACACGTTCTACTACAAGCAAAAATACGGCTACCTCCAAGAAGGTAGATAAAAATTATTGGCACTTTACAAACAATAAATAATTATGGCAGTAAACGGAAAGAAACTAAGTGAACTTACGGATAAAGTAAGTGATATACAAGGTACAGAAAGAATATATGTTTCTGATGGAAGTGGTGTACCTAAATATATTGAAACAAATCAGTTGGCTAAACCAAGTGATATACCTGATGTAAGCGGTTTTATCACATCTACTCAGGCAGACGGAAAGTATGCTACATTAGAGCAAATCGGAAACATTGATGCTATTTTGGATTCAATAAATGGTGAAAGTGTGTAATATAGTAATAAATATGTGGAAAGTTATAGATAATTTCCCTAAATATAGTATTAGTGATAATGGGAAAGTAAAAAGGAATAGATATGAGCAGGTAGATTCAATGGGTAGAACAGTTTTATATAAAGAAAAAGAACTTCGTTTGTACAAAGATAAAGATGGATATTCTACCGTTATGTTTAGAAACGAAAAAGGTCATGTAAAGATGTGTAAAGTGCATAGACTTGTAGCAGAAGCATTTATTGATAATAAAGAAAATTATAAGTTTATTAATCATAAAAACGAGAATAAAAGTGATAATAGAAAAGGAAATCTTGAATGGTGTGATATAAAATACAATAACACCTATAATGGAAGGCATATAATTGCAGGTATTACCCAAAGGAAAAGAATATATTCTATAGATAAAAACGGAAATATTATTCATTATAATGGAGTATGTGAGGCGGCTAAAAGTTTAAACGTAAAAGGTTGCAATATCTCGTCAGCTTTGAACGGTAAATTAAAAACCGCTTATGGTTATAAATGGTTTAAGGAGGTGATTTGATATGGGAACAACGGCAGAGAAATTAAATAAAATATTAGATAGCAAAGCAAAGATTAAGGCTGCTATCGAAGCGAAAGGCGTTAGTGATGTGGGAGATGTGTTGGCTAACTACCCCGATAAGATTGCAAGTATTCAAAGCGGTGGTGGAAGTAGTGGTTTTACAGGTCATGCAGACGTAGAGGGGTTGAAAGCTATTGGTTGGACTGATGAAGATATAGAATACTATCAGACGCACGGTGTTAATTGGAATGAAGAAGATGATGTTTATCATAAAGTACCGCAGGATAATATTGACCTGTATGGTGTGTTGACTATTGATAATATTCAGGAATATAAAGATAGAATTGTTTATCTTCCTAAGATTGATACAAGCAAAAGGGCAAGTTTAAGCAAATTGTTTAAAGATTGTAGTTCGCTAATATTCATTCCTATGATTGATACAAGCAGTGCTGTAGATATGAATTATATGTTTGCTGGTTGTTCTTCTTTAATTTATGTTCCAAAATTTGATACAAGCAACGCTGCGTTTATAAATCACATGTTTTTTAACTGTTATTCTATAACTTCTGTGCCACAGTTTGATACAAGCAGTGCTATAGATATGAGTTATATGTTTACTGATTGCTATTCTCTAATTTATACACTACAGTTTGATGCAAGTAATGATGTGGATATTGATTATATGTTTACTAATTGTGTGTCTATGCAATTTGCAAACATATCAAAACTTAATACATCGTTAAATATAACCAGCTCATCATTATTTGCCAAAGACAGCCTACTTTACATCATTAACAACGCAGCACCAACAAAAAAAATTACAATTACACTTTCGGCTTATTGTTATAATAAGTATAATGCTGACCCTGATGTAGTAGCAGCACTTGAAGCACAACCAAATGTTTCACTTGCATCCGCATAACGAAAGGAGTAATTATGAAAGAGATAAAAGCAAAAGAAGGATATTACTTGTCGGATAAGGACAAGATGTTTTTTTATAAGTCTGTGAAAGGAGAGAATGTAAGTTAAGACAACTACATTGAAGTGACGGAAGAAGAAGCCAACGGAATAATGAAGCACGATGAAGCGGTGAAAGATATTGATTCGCTTGATAAGATAGACGAATACTCATACAAGGCTTATGTTATACCTGAATGTATCACGCTATTCCTATTACGAATAATCAGGCACTCGAAAGAAAGTCGCTTTTCCCGATGTGGTCAGCGGATGACTTGTCGGTGAAGAAAGGAGAAAAATATCAGTGTGACGATTTGCTTTGGGAAGCCAGGTCTTGAAACTGCATCATTGTGGAAAGTAGTTGATGAAGAACATGAGGGTACAATAGATGATGCTATTCCATATACGCCTCCTATGGAAATATTTGCCAATAAATACTATACCCAGGATGGCGTGTTATACAGATGTACACGTGACAGCGGCATTCCATTAAGCCACGATTTAAGTGCGCTAGTAGGTTTATATGTAGAATTAGTTTAAATACAATAAACATCCCCACTTACTCATTCAGCAGGTGGGGATTTCTTTTTATTGTTAATTTCGTATAAGATACAAAAGCAAGCACCTAGGATAAGACTTTCCATTATGTTAGGGGTGTAATTGAAATATCTTAATATCAGTTCTATTGGAACGCCACAAATAATTAAATACAATATAAAACATTAAAATTCCTTCATTCTTTATCCTCCAATCCGTATAATTCCATGAGATATGAATTTATCCTATCCTTATCCCATTTGTAGGCTTTACCTAAAGTAGTTGCTTCGACAACTTTTGCCTTCCCGTTTCTTATCTCAGACTTTACCATTGTGGTATAGTCTTTTGAGTTTTCTTTTCCAAAGTCAATTCTTATTTCAAAATTGCCTCTGTTTATCACATAGTTTCTTTGCATAAATTACTCATCATTATAATTGTCAAAATCATCGTATTCTTCGTCACTTGGGTAATCTTGTCCGAAATCCATAGGCTCAATTTACATGATTAAACCAACAATATTCACAATAGTATACAAAATTGCCATAAATAGGTTCGTCAGGAAATATTATTCTTCCACATAAGGCACATCTTGGGAAATTCCTGATTTCTTCTTCAGTGTAATATATTTCCATAGTCAATCCTCCTTAATAAACAGACACAAATCATAAAGCATGTCAATAACTAGTCCGTCTTGTATTTCGTAAAGGCTGTGAATTGTTTCATCCTTATAAATTACGCATACGTAATAATTGTCGAAAGAATCGTCACATATACTTACATCTAACGCTTCGGGCATAGCTTTCTTTATCATAGACAAAAGTATGTTCTTAAAATTTATTTCCCATTGGAAACTATATACTAGAACACTGTCTATAAAATCAATCTTTCCCTTGTTTGTCATAGTGTTGAAATTCCTAAACATGAAAGATATACGATTGAAAGCTTCACAAGAAGGGAGGTGATATAACCAAACCAATAAGTAAACGTACATGCCTTAGGACTTAAATCTTCAAGGTCACGCTTCATGGTTTCGATATTCATCAGTTCCTTGTCAACGAAATTGATATACTTGCTGATTGAAGTACATTTGTACTTGTAGAAAGAGAGCGCAACAAAAATGCAAAGTGCAATGATAAATAGAATTTTCATAGGTCTTTAAACTTTAAATTAATATCTTTTATAAAACTATCATAGTGTTGTAAAGGTACATAATCTTTGGCAACTTCAACAAAAGCATCCAAACATTTAGCTTTTATTAACTTAATTATGTTTTTTTCAAGTATTTTTTCTATTTTATCTATATCTTTATATTTAATTATAATAAGATTTATCTTGTTGTTCTTGCAATACTCTTTTAATCTTTTATCTCGTTCAACTTGTATATCAAAGTCATCTCTATTTTTATAGAAAAATGAATTATACTCATAATGCTGCTTCCCATTGAACTCTATTATAGTGCTATACTTTGGTAGATAAAAATCAACCCTTATGTTGTTTCTTGAAAACATTTTTTGTTCAAGATTTATTTGGTATTGAGGTTGAAAGTTAACGCCCAAAATATTTAGAAAACGTTCTATCTCCTTCTCTCCCCTAGAAGAAGAACAACGAGGACATCCTGCTCCTCTTAAATGACTTTCAGGTGTTTGCCAAAAACTACCATGTTTTGAACAAATTATATTAACATACGTTTTACTGTCGACAAATTCAACCTGAGAATAATCGTATTTCGCGCCATGAACAGCTTTAGCCCTTTCTAAAAACGCATTCTCATCTATCTTTTTACAGTTAGCGCAATATGGGCATCCGTGACCTAATAAGTGTGAATTTGGAATTTGCCAGAACTCTCCGTGAATCGGGCATATAATACATACTTTCGTATGATTATTTATATACTCAACTTTGGAATAATCATATTTACCCGTATGAATTTGTTCGGCTTTTTTAATAAATTCATCAATATTACTCTTACACCTTTCCCCATTCTCAAAGTTAGCACAAAGTTTACATCCATAACCACTTAAATGGTCATTTGGTCTCTGCCAAAATTCTCCATGTATAGGACAAATTATACATACCTTAATTTTGTTTCCTTTATATTCAACTTTGCTGTAATCGTACTTGTCACCGTGTACAGCTCTTGCTTTTTCGATAAATTCTTCTGTTGTTGATTTTTTAGACATTTTTTACTAAATTAAAAATTGACATGAATAAATATTTTATATAGGAATAAATTAACTAATAACCTAATTAGTAATATATACTTACTATAATATTCCTATTATATACATTAGCTATTCAGGGTAATAAGTTTGAACTGAGCATTTTGGAAAGAGTGTAAATTCCCCTTTAGAGGTACAATCCTCTTTTTAGGTTACACTCTTTTGGATTTTTAATGTAACAAGTCGTCACATCGCACCCCATCAGTCGTGGTTGTTTACCTGCATACATGAAACAACTTTTAGAACCTATGCGTGTATGCCGCATCCATGCTACCGTTCATTAACTCCCCAGTTCGCCTAAGCATGGGCTTTACTCTAAGCGTTTAACTTTATGTCCGAGGTTTCTAGCCGATACAACATAAAGTATATAAAAAAAAAAGAAAGCATTGGAAATGTACCGTGTGTAGTCCCAATGCCTTCTTTATAGTATATCTTATTAAAAAGAACTTTCTACAATTTTCGCACGGTACATTTATCAAATACGAAGCAAATATAATCATTAATTTTCAATCTGCAAACAAATTAACATAGTTTAACTTTGCATAATTGTAATAAGTACAAAAATGTAGTATATTTGTGCTAAATATATGTGCACAATGGAGAAGATTTTAAAGTTATACACATTCGTAGACGGAATCGAGGATACACCGTTCCCAAACAAGACGGAACAGATTGTCATAGGCGATTTCAAATACGATGCAAACGGAAGAATGGGCGGTGTACCCACAATAGAGGCTACCGTAAAGCACAGACTTTGCCTCGACAAGCTTTGGACGGACAAGATATATGCTTCATTTGACGGAGAAAAGTTCTATGTAAAAGATACGCCCTCATCGTCTAAAAGCAACGAGGATGAAAGATACGAACATTCGGTTACGCTCAAATCCGAACGTGAAGTCCTCAACCATACCTATTTCATAGATGCGGTTCAGGGTGACAGCACGATTGACGGTGTTGTTTCAAACAGTCTGAAAGTACAGTTCATGGGTGACATAACACAATTTGTCGCTAGACTTAATGCTTCCATGTCCTACTCAAAGATAGACTATACAGCCGTAATTGACGAGGGCATAACTTCTGAAAGCCAGCTTGTATCTTTTGAGGATAAATACATTCTTGAAGCTTTGCAGGAAATATACAATGTATATAAGCTGCCTTACTATTTTGTCGGAAAGACCATACACGTAGGATATGAGCAGAACGCAATACCTACGGTGATGAAGTACGGCATTGACGGTGCTTTGCTTTCCGTATCAAAAGAGAACGCAAACTACAACCTTGTAAACAGAATCACTGGTGTAGGAAGCAGCGACAACATTCCTTACTACTATCCGAACAAGACACCAAAAGGTGAAGTTTCGATAAATGTATATTCAGGCAATCAAGGTCTGACACAATCCGATTTATTGCTTGCAGATGCGGTCAAATTTGCCGAGAAAGTAGGTTCGACTGACAAATGTATCTACTCAAAGAAAAGTGGCGAAAATGTCGTTGTCATAAATTCCTACGAGTTTTACAATTCGTCAACATTTGTCGACTACGAAGCAAATTCTGAAATATCAATACCAGTAAGAAAAGAAGGCAGTGCTTATAAAAGTACGGCTACATTCCTTGTAAACGTAACGATACTGCATGATGCAAGCATTACGGTCAATACCGCCTTTATGCCTATTAATTTCAGCTTGGGTGCTTTAAGTTCACCGTCATTTACGATTAAGGGATATGGCGAAGAAGATACACAGTACAAAGTCCTGAACAACGGAGATAAGGTAGCAGCAGGTGACTACACAATCAAGGTTGTATTCAAGGTTTCCTACACTGGCATTGTAAGTGATTCTGTGACAAGTGCCAAATTCTACTTTGAGGCTTCATTCCCTAGTTCATACTATGAATATTGGGACTTGAACGGAAAGGAAGTCAAGCTTGAAGAAATAGGTATAAGTCTTAACGGAAGCCCTAAACTAGTAGTAGGTGACTACTTTACACAGAATATAGGCAAGCAGATACCTTATTGTACGGAACTTATGCCGCCTATATACAGAGAAACGGAAGGCGGGCAAAGATTCTACAATGCGCTGAACGACACATATCAGAAGCCTGATTCAGACGAATACTACACATTTGAGAACGTATATTCAGAGGGCAATCCTTTAGAGGGCAAAGTTACCGCAGAAGATATTAAACCGTCTATCAAGGGAATGACAAATGCGGAAGGACTTAGAATAGACATGTTCACCGAATTTGCGTATGACGAAAATGACAGTGATGAGTTTGACGGCGAGAAAAACGAATACGTTCATCCTTACTTCTTCGGAAAGCTTAGAAAGTTCAACGGAGAATACGGATTCAATCTTTTCAACCAAGCCTCTGAAAGCGGAAATATGGAGTTTTCGTTTACAAGCGGTATGTGCGGCTCTTGCACATTTGAAGTAGGAGCAGGAGATGAAACACAAAAGAATTTGGTTCAGATAGACGATAGCGGAAATCTGTTACGTGACGAGAACGGAAACGTAAGATGCGGTCGTGACGGATTGCAGAAAGAAACACCGCAGGACAGACAGAACGATACGGTAAATTATGAAGTATGGGTTGCACTAAAGAAAGACGATACAACCTATACAAACGTCATGCCTAATGTATCAAAAAACCTCAAACCGAAAGCAGGTGATACATTTGTCATACTGAACATAAACATGCCCGATTCGTACATATACAAAGCCGAAAACGACCTTAAAGAATACCTCATTCAGTATATGGCAGAAAACAACAGCGAGAAGTTTAACTTCTCCATAAAGTTCAGCCGTATATTCTTTGCAGAACATCCTGATATTCTTGAACAGTTGAACGAAAATTCACGGCTTATAGTAGAATACAACAAGGTACAGTATACTTTCTATGTAGACAACTTTACATATACAATGAGTTCAGATTCGCCATTGCCTGAAATAGAAGTAAACTTGGTAGATACGCTTTCTATCGGTCAGAACTCATTACAAACAATGCTTGACGGTGTTAAGCAGGACGTACTTTCCAATATAGGAAGCGGTGACATACTAAGTCAGGGAAACAAATACTTTCTTAGAAAGGATGTAGCCGACAGCGCAAAGGGAGAAAAGACATTCAACGACCTTGTGAAGCTGATTGACGGTTTAGAAATAGGTACATATCTAAGCAAAAAGTCAGGTGCTAAGATTTCAGCAGACGGAGCAGCAGAGTTGCTTAACTTGTTGCTTAGAGGTGCTTTGACGATAGGCGACTACAAGAAAGGACTGAAAGGTGCTAAAATAGACGAGCAGGGTGTTGCAGATTTGCTTTCTATTCTCGTTAGAAGCGGAATAGAATCAGCTAATTTCTCTACTGGTGCTTTAGGAGCTGGATTTTGCCTTAAAAAAGACGAAAACGGTGACAGTTATCTGGAGGTAGACCGTATGCTTGTAAGAAAGGTAGCTACATTTATTCAACTACTTATACAGCAGATTAAGCATGTTGGAGGTCAGATTATCCTTACTCCTGCTTCGATGTCTTGTGCCAAAGTAGAGGATAAAGGAGATTTCTATCGTTGCTATTTTGAGAACACGGACGGAGAAAGAACAATAGAGCAGGAATTTGTTGTCGGTGACTTGGCAAGGGCACAGACTTTTAACGTTAAGGAAGGTGTTAATGAGAACGTCACTAATACCTACTATTGGCGTGCTGTTGTAGGCACAGGAGATAACTATATAGACCTTTCTAAAACCGATTGCGATACAGGTTCTACTGAACCTAAGGCTGGCGATGATATCGTACAGTTGGGTAATAAGTCTGATGCTACACGTCAGGCAGCTATTATCTTGTCTGCATACGGCAATGATGCACCGTATTTTAAATTGTATCGTGGAATTAATTCTTACTCATTGGACGGAAAAGAATTTGTTTCATTTTCTCGTTCGGAAGTAATGATTATTGCCGATGCAATAAGATTCAGTTCGGGAGAAAGCGTAAAGGACTATATCGACAACGCAGTAGGGGAAGTCAATACAAAAGTAGACGATGCTATATCTGATTTATCTGAAAACATTTCATTTGTAAATCAGTTATCTAAGGATTTAGAAGCTGTTAAAAACCAAATAGACGGTGCTATTGAAACATGGTTTTATGAACCAGTTCCTACATTAAGTAACGAGCCTGCTGTAAATTGGACTACAAACGAAGACAAGAACGTACATTTAGGCGACTTGTATTATGATGGTAATGGAAAAGCGTATCGCTTTCAAGTGAGTGGTAGTAAGTATACATGGCAGGTAATAACCGATTCTGATATCACAAAAGCTTTGGCTGACGCTAAAAAAGCGCAGGACACGGCAGATGGAAAGAGAAGGGTATTTGTGACTACCCCGTCTAATGCCTCGGTGTATGATATTGGAGATTTGTGGGTTAATGCTACATACGGAAGCTACAAGAATGATTTGCTTCGATGCAAGACTGCCAAACAAGCAAATGCTCAGTTTTCTATTGAGCACTGGGAACTTGCTTCTAAGTATACGGATGATACTAAGGCAAATCAGGCTCAGGCTGCGGCAGATGCAGCTAAACAAGCAGCTGATAGTGCACAGCAGACAGCCAATAACGCCGTTCAAAGCGCGGCAACTGCAAACGCCTTATTGTCTGATATAGCAAATGACAACAAGCTGACTGCTCAGGAAAAGCAGGAAACAAAAAAAGAATGGGATATTATTGTTTCTGAAAAGCCTAAAAACAATGCAAGTGCTGACAAGTACGGAGTAAGCAGGACTGCTTACGATACGGCTTATAATACGCTAAGTGCTTATATAACACCGTTGCTTTCAAGTCTTTCAACAACAAGTAATATATCAGGAGCTGCATTCAGAAGCAAGTTTAAGGATTACTACGATGCTCGCACCGATTTATTGAACGCTATATCAGCAAAGGCTAAATCCCTTGCAGATGCTGCACGACAAACCGCAGATGCGGCACAAGAAAAGGCTAATCAGGCAATAAAGGATGCTGCCAACGCAAAAGCGGCAGCAAACAATGCACAAAGTGATGCTGATGAAGCTAAGAGCCGATTAGATAGTTGGGCTTCTGACGGTTCTATTTCTCCAACAGAAAAGCAGTCATTGAAAGAAGAAATAGCTAGAATTGACGCAGACAAGACACAGATTGCAAACGGATATAGTAAGTACAATCTAGGTACTCCTACAAATTACAACAATGCACACACGACTTATCGTGCTGTGTTGGTAACTCTTACGGCTTCATCTCCTGAAACAATTGCTATTCCTTCTGATTTTGCTACAAAGCAGACAACGTATTATACACAGAGAACAAATGCTTTAACCGCTATCTCAAATGCGGCACGTGATTATGCGCAAGGTATAGCCAACGATTTAAGTTCTTATAAGAAAACGGTAAGTTCACAGTTTGAGCAGACCAACAACAGTATTACTGCTGCTGTAACTTCTTCTAAAGAATACACCAATAATGCTATTAATAATATTCAGATTGGAGGTAGAAATTTATTTAGAAATACTAAATATGGTGGTGACTGGTATGCTAATAATTGGGGTACAGGAAAATATTCTGTTTCAAAAGAACAAGTATCTGAAAATGTAGGAGGAATACCGTTAGATGAAGTTACTGTTTCCTTGAAAACTCAGGCAGGAACTGGAGATATAAAAATGGCATCAACTTCTTACTCTAATATACCTTATGCGGAGTTAGAAAACAAAAATGTCACAATTTCATTTTATGCTAAATGCCAAGAGAATATAAAAACCCCAATGTCAATACAAATTCAAAATAAATATAATGGAAATATATCATCAAAGACTTTGAGGATAAGTGAGTTATCAGATAATTGGGTAAAGTATCAATATACATTTCCTATTGATAAAACAACAAATAGAGAAGGTTGTTTGATTTTTTTTACTATATCAGATAGTTCTTTAAATAAGAAGATATACATCTGTCTTTTAAAGGGAGAAATAGGCAATAAAGCAACTGATTGGTCACCTGCTCCCGAAGATTCGGAAAACGCTTTGACTGAATATAAAAAAGAGGTAACATCACAATTCAGTGTATTAGAAGGTGAAATTAATAGTAAGGTTTCTTCTACTGAAATTACTACTATTAAGCAGGAAATAATTAATACTGCTGCGAGCGATGCAACCAAAAAGGCGAATGATGCAAAGACTTCAGCAATAAGTACTGCCTCTGCTGACGCAACTTCCAAGGCAAATAAGGCAAAGCAGGACGCTATATCTACTGCTGCTACAGATGCTACCAACAAGGCAAATAAGGCTAAGAATGATGCTATAACAACAGCCGGACAAAATGCAGACAAGAAGTACGCAACGATTACGACTGTAAAATCTATGCAGACAGTCATAGAACAGCACTCAGAAAAATTATTGCTAAAAGCCGAAAAGACAGAAGTAACTACCGTTCAGAACAACCTGAATCAGACTAATAACAATTTGTCAGCGCTGACTACACGTGTAAGCAAAGCAGAAGTCGCGTTACAACCTGATAACATTTGGATTGGTATTTCTTCTAAGGTTACAAGTGTGAGCAAGATAACCAACATTGTTCCTGACAGTTGCTTCGATGATGCTAATTATAGCTTGCTTTATACCGGAGGTTCACGAGTTAGCGCGGCAACTGCCAACAATAGTTGTCCTACAAGTTATTGTATGAAAAGTACAGTTGGTACGATTTATGCTAAGTCATACGTTAATGTTAATGTAGGAGAAAAATATTATGTAACTGCCTTAGTTAATGCGGAGAAGTGTAATTATAAAGTAACAGTAGGTCTTAGAATAAAACTGAAAAATGAAACATACAAATACATAGAGCTTGATGCAATAGAATCCAAAACAAAAGGATGGAATACCTTGTCAGGATATATAACAATACCAACAGATTCTATTTCTGCAAGTATATGTTTCAGTATTAAAGGGACATCTAATTTAGGCGAAGCTTACTTTACAAAAGTTTATGCCTACAAAGTAGATGAATCTGTTAATCAAAACTATGCTTTATTGACAAGCAACGAAAAAAGATTGACTACTTTTAATAATGTAGCAAATCAAAGAAATACATTATACAAAACGTCAGGTTTAAAAAAAGGAGATATAGTAACCATTTCATTTGAATACGAAGCAAGAAATCTTATTTGGAACGCAACGGAGAACTCATATTTTAGGGTTCAGTTTGACGATAAATTTGGTTGGACTGCTTATAGTATTCCTAATTTAAAATCTAATGGTACAGGTAAAATTATTACTCCTCCCTTAACTTTAGGTGGTAGTGATACAAATATCAAAGATTCTAATATTGAAATGGTTTTTTATTACATTTCTTCTGTGTTACAAGACAATAAACCAATAGGTTACTTCCGTGTTTGGAATCTCAAAGTCGAAAAAGGAGAAAGGTCAACACCGTGGAGTGCTGCACCTAGCGATTATTCCACAACAGAACAAATTAAGACAGGAATTACCGTTAAAGAGAACGCCATAAGTATTTTCGGAAAAGATGTATCTTTACAAGGAAAGATTACATTCAGTTCTCTTAATAGTAGTTTGCAGAGCACAATCAATAATAAAGCTGACTCAGGCGATGTCACTTCTGACATAAACTCCTCTAAAGAGGATATGGCTAAAAAGTTAGGATATGCCAGCTATGCTGATATGGTTTCAGCAGCAACAGCCGGAAATACAATCATTGAGGGAGGGCATATTCGTACAAGTCTGATTGAAGCGGATGCTCTTGTAGTAAAAACACTTAATGCAACAAATGCCGATGGTATAAGTACTTTAGTAGATAAAGACGGTATGAATATATCCAAAAGCAATAATTCACTTTTAAATATATACTTTGGTAACTTCGGTCCTGTTAACTATGGAGTTATTAATATGTATAGTTATGATAAAAAAAATGATAGAAGAAGTGAAGCAATAGGAATAACTCCGTCAGGAATAGAACTGTATACCTATGATGGTTCTGGTGCAGAAATACTTAGAAGTGAAACAAGACTTTCATTTGGAGAACTTAAAATATTGGATGAATCTCAGACAGGTATTCACATCCATAAAACTGGCATTACTCTAACATACAGTAAAAATAAAGACGAATTAGGACTTCCAGTTCATTATGTTAAATGTATATATTCTGCTTATATATCAAGTTCCGGAAGTGTCATTGATAAAATGGGAACTAATATTCCAAACAGCTCAGGAAATCCTATTACATTTTCTGTATCAAAATATGCAACAGGACGCTATAGGGTTAAACATAATATAGGGAATACACTTTATCATGTTCAGATAACAGCTTTATCTAATGGAAAATTAACTGTTGCAATAATTGAAAACATTTATAGTACATACTTTGAATATAGTACGACAAGTAACTATAACAACTGGTCTCTTATGGATGCAAAAGTATTTATAGCTGTTTATTACGAATCACCCAAACTTGGAACATTTTAAATAAAACTTTCTATAAAAACTGTTTAATTATGAAAAAACTTAATTTTAAAGCTGTCCCGACAAGGGACATTGAAGGTAACTTGGAACCTCGTGACATCTCGAAAGAACTGGGGAATTACATCTATCGTGAAACTTCTGACTTGGGAGAATTAGACCTTGCACAGAGAATCTATAAAGACGGAGAAGTAGAAGCAAATGAGAGTGAAATAGAAATCATCCGAAAGTACATCGACAGCGGATATAAGGCGTTTGTAAAGAAAGCCTTTGAAGAAATGGTTTCGGATGTTCAAGAAGTTCAACCTTTATAAAAAATAATTATGGATATTAAAAATCAATCTTATGGCAAGGTTATCAGTGCTGCATACCAGCACTACATTACATTAACAGAAGTAGAGGACAAGTACAAGCCTATCTTAACCACTATTACAATTCCTTCATGGGAAGGGCTAGACCAATTTGCTGAGATAGACGAAGCGGAAGCGGAAAGAATACGTTCTATTAAGAGCACTTCGAGCGAAAGCATAGAATTATTAAAAGAAAAGGTAGATGTTATGTCTAAGCTGTTTGAATCAAGTATAAACACTATGAATCTTACGGACGAACAAGCATTGCAGGTTAAGGAGCTGTTCCCGAACTGGAGTAATTTTATTAACCAGTCAATACCTAAAGATTTTAAGACAAACTACAATAATGTATTATACAAGGCGACAGAAGCAGTTGAAAACGTATCAGCAGAAGAAACACCCGAAATTACAGTAGCAAGTTATTCGCCTATAACAGATAAAGCAACAGAGTAAACAGTAAGATATATGAAGATAATAAGAAATAAAATAATCCCTTTTAATGGGTTTAAGGCAATAAACATATTCGGTGTATTGTTTGTAAGAGAAAGAGCAAATATAGACGCTAAAACAATTAATCACGAGGAAATACATACAGCACAAATGAAAGAAATGTTATATATATTCTTCTACTTGTGGTATATTGTAGAATGGATTGTAAGGCTTTTTTATAAAGGAAATGCTTACAAAAACATATCACTTGAGAAGGAGGCATACAGCAATGAAAGTGACATGTTTTACCTGAGTAACAGAAAAAAATATTCCTGGATGAAGTATATTTAAAAGATTAACGTATATTTGTGACGATAAATTAATGTTTAACTAAATGTTTTGAATTGTGAAAGAAGAATTGAAAGAAGAAGCAAAGGCGTTGATTGATGCTGGCAGACGAACAAGCAGTTTATCAGAACTTATCTGAACTTGTAGGCATTTACGTTGAACAAGTAGGGGAATAAAATAAATAAGGGGAGTTTTAATAGCTCCCCTTTATCTTTTAAATAGTTTTCTCAATCTGTTTTCTTTAAGCCTAGACTTTTGTAATTCCTTTTCTTCCTTACGTTTTCTCTTAGCTTCACGTTTACGTATATCCTCATTCAGCTTATCACGAAGTGCCATAATATCGGAACGTAAGAAACCGCAACGCTGATTGTTTATTACTACCTGCTTTATTCCGTATTTGTCAAGTACGACTTTAAGACCGCTTCTGTTTGTAGCACCGAATCCTAGTATTTCACCTGCCTTGTCGTAGTTAAGCACATCGTCCTTGCATACTCTTCCGCTTGCATTGTTGTTCAGTGTAGCAATAGTAGAAGCTACCGTATCTTCGTTACATTCACCGTTTATAATCTTGTCAACCATGTCAAGTAAGTAGTTGACTGCCATTCTCAATACGATAGGTAATTTATCTATCTTTTCTTTAGTTTTATCGCTTAATTCCATACTCCTTGTATCTTGATTTCTTAACTTTTCTTGCTCTTCTGGAATGGTTAATAGCTAGTATAATAGTAGATATTGTAGCAAACATAAGTGTTCCGCAAGCAAAATATATGTATTCTTCTGCTGTATCAAATATAGAGTATTTACAATCAATGTAATTAACAATTGGGACTAAAACGAGATTATAGCAAAGAAATCTTGCCCACCTACAATGATATTTC